CGAGGTCGTACTCCCCGCCGCGCCCACCGATCATCTGGGCGCGGCACAGCTTGGCGTAGGGGCACCAGGTGCACGAGCGCCCCAAGTTGCGCCCCGGGCCGCGGCCCTGGGCGTGCGCGGTGCGCGTGCGGTCAATGTCGACGGCCGTGTGCACGGCCTCCTGCACGTGTGCAGCGATGACGTTGACGTTCAGCGGGTCCAAGCTGCGCTGAAACCAGGCCAACAGCTCGGAGGAGTCCGAGAGGCGCTCGACCACGGCCAGATCCGGCTCGGTGGGGTAGACCCCGCCGTTCGAGCCATCCTTCTTGGTGCCGGGGAAGGCGTGCGGGCCAGCCTCCAGCCAGCGCAGGTAGTCCCACAGCGAGTAGTCCTTGACCGAGGCGGACAGCTTGCCGGCGTTCGTGAGCACCGGCGCCTTCCCAGCCGAGCTGCGCGCCCGGTCATACGCCACGGCCCGCGCCGCAGTGATTCCAAGCTCGGCGAGCTGCGGAGCGCTGGCCCAGGCGTAGAGGTGCAGCTGACCATCCATCATGTCCCCGAGCGCGGTGCTGCCCCTGTCCAGCGACTTGCTTGTCTTGTTGTCGCGGATCACGGTCATACCGAGCCGGCTGTCGAGGTACACCTCGTCGATGACGTAGGTCAGCACGAGGTCCGTGCCGGGAATCTCGCGCTCACCGCGCAGCTCTACTGCCATCGGGTACTCCTGGGAGATCTCGTCATCCCAGCGGGAGTACCAATCGGCGAACCGGTCGGACAGGTGCCCGGGCAGGTGGGTGATCCCAAGCCGCTCCTGCCAGGCCGCGCGCACCTCGGCACTGGTGCGCTTCCACCAGTCCAGGGCCGCGTCGATGACGTCGTCGGCGCACTTGAGATCCGCTACCGGCAGGTCACCGGCCGGAGTGCTCAGATACGCCGGCATGCTGATCAGGCTGCCGCGACTACGGCCTCGCTCGATCGCGTCGGCGGCGCGCACCGCGTGCCACCAGGTGCCGTAGTCCAGCTCGACGGGGACCGAAGTGTCGTCGCGCTCCAGGTGGTCCAGAGCGCGGAAGGCCCACGCCTGCGGGCAGGCGCGGTGCTCGCCGATGCGGCTGTAGCTGGTGTAAACGCTCACGGTGTGCCTTCCTGATGTGTGCTTTGATTGTAGCACAGGTCACGGGTGGGTGCCACTGACGTCCTGACCTGGTACGACGTGCGCCAGGATCGCCGCCTCCAGGCTGCGGCGCTGCTTGTGGGCCTCGTAAATGACCTCGTCCACGGTGTGCGGCGCCAGCGGGAGCCAGAACGTGACCGGTGCGGTCTGCCCGATGCGGTTGAGCCGGTCCTTGGCCTGCTCGAACTGGTCGCGCTGGGTCGACAGGCTGGCGAACACCGCGTGGCTGGCCGCGACCAACTCGTTCACGGACAGGCTCATGGTCACGATCTGCGCCACCAGAACGATCCGACCAGGTCGACCGGTGGTGTCTCCGAACCGGCGCCGGATCGCGATCCGCTCGGCGTTGGGGGTGTCTCCGTTGACCACCTCGACCGTCGTCCCCCGCCGGGCCAGCGCGGCCGCGAGCTGGTCGATCTCGTGGCGGAACACCGCGAAGACCACCACGCGGTCCTCTCCGACCAGCGTGTCGTTGACCAGCGAAGCGATCGTGTCGACCTTGCTCGTTCCGATCTGGCGCAGCTCGCCCTCGTCATCCGGAACGTACCCGGCAGTAACTTGGCGTAGCCGGAGCGCCTGGGTGAGCGTGTTCGTCACCGTGACCGGATCTCCGGAAGGGGTCGTGGTCGTCGGCCCGACCGGGCCGCCCACGGCGTCCGTGGCGGCGATCTGGTCACCGATCCGCTTGCGCAGATCCGCATAGAGGGACCGCTCAGCGGGCGAGAGCATCACCGGAACGACCACCTCGGTAGCGGAGGGCAGATCCAGCGCCTCCGACTTGCGCACGACGATCGCGTTATCGGCCATGGTGCGGTTCATCAGATCGAGGTTCTTGTACCCGGTCACCTGGCGCCCGAAGTGCCCGCCGAAGACCGCGAACCGGTCCTCGAAGTCGGCCTTGGTCATCGCCTTGCGCTGGCCGGGGTGGCGCGGGTCCGGCACGCTGAACGCCTCCGGAGCCAGAAACCGCCACTGCCCGTAGACGTCCAGCGGGCTGTGCGAGGCCACCGTTCCCGTCAGGATCAGGCGGCGGCGGGCCAGCGCCCCGATGCGGCGAGCCAACGCCGAGACGTTCGAGCTGGGGCTCTTGATCAGGTGAGACTCGTCGATGACGACCAGATCCGGAGCGAAGCGGCGCACGCCCTCAAGGACCAGATCCGCCATCGTGCGCGAACCGACCGGCTGACGCGACTTGAGCGTGTCGAGGTTCACGACCTCGAGCACCAGGCGCGGGCGCTCTGAGGTGTCTGCGGGGGCCGTAGGCGGCCCGCAGAGCCACGGGGGCACCTGGAGGCCGCCTGCGGGCTGCGCGGCGCTCTGAGGGCCTGGGGCGGGCGCTGGAGGGCCTATGCGGGCGCTGGTGACCAGAGCGCGGTCCACGTGCTGGGTGCGCTGCCCAGGGCCGCGCCCGGCCGCCCAGCGCTGGGGCACTTTGCGCCCGTCCAGCGGCCGGGAGAACGGTTCCCCGCCGCGGGAGGCCAGCGCCTCGACGCGCTCGAAGATCGTGCCGCCCAGCGCCTCGGCCCAGTAGTCGACCTGGGGCGAGACGTACTGCGCCGCGTGCCCCACCCAAGTGTCGACGGTCACCAGCGGGCCGAGGACCAGAACGCGGGCCTCACCCGGATCGCAGGGGGCAGGAGAGGGTCTGGGAGCGCCGTAGGCGGCCGCTGAGGCCGCGCGGGCATCTGCGAGCGCCTGGCGCGCCAACGGGGCTCCTGAGGGCTCCTGCGGGGCGTAGAGGGGCTGTGCGTGCCATCCGCCGGCGGCCGCGGCGTGCGCCAGCAGACTGGCGTAGTCCAGGGCGACCGGGGTCTTTCCCGTCCCCGGGTCCATGAGCAGGGCACATACCCCATTCGTGGCCAGAATCCGCTCCAGCGCCGCGCGCTGATGAGCGAAGCGGGCCGGGCCGCCGGGGATGAACTGGACCATCAGTCAGCGTCGTACGTCGCGTGCATGACTTCGACGTAGTCCAGAGCGGTGAACCAGTCCTGGTCGTTCACCACGAGCTTGATCAGGTCCATGTCCCAGCGCTGCGAGGTGACCGGCTCGGCCCACGGAGCGCCGAACACGGCCCAGGCGCACAGCTTGGGTGAGCGGGCAGCGTCCGCGCGCGGATCAGGGCCCAGGGCGACGACGGGGCAGTGGTCCAGCTGGACCGCGCCGTCTTCGCGCTTCAGGGCGTAGGTGGCTTCTCCGGTGGCGGCGATCATCTGGCGTCCTCTCGCGGTGGTGTGTGTGTGTGTCTTACAGATTGTAGCACATCCTGGCCAAAACCGTGCGGCTCTCTGACCAGGGGGTTCAACCGTGACGATTTTCAACCGTGACGGGTGGCGACCCCCGTCACGAATGAACTCCGCCGAAAAAATTATGACATATATAAAGGTGAGAGAGAGAGTTTTTGGATTACGTACGCGAGGGACAGTGGGGGCAACCGTGACGCCGTCACGCAGTCACGGTTGCCGTCACGATTGGATCTGCGGGCATCCGAGGCACCTCAACCGAGCCTGGCCGAGCGCACACGGACGCCCGCCCGCGCTTGATAGACGATCTCCTCAACCACGAGCTGTCCCTCACTCACGAGAGCGTCGCGGGCCTCCTCGGCGCGCGGGCGGATTCTGGCAGTGATCCCCTTGCGGACGTCGCTCCACACCACGCCGTCAGCACCGGCCGCAACGACGATGGCCAGTACGCGCTTTTTGGTCGCCTTCAGGTCCGCGTCGTCGCGCATCCGGTCGGTGAGGATCGCCGCCTCCCCGGCCTCCCGGGCCTTCCCCCGGCTCTTCTCCTGGGCCACCCGCGACAACTCGGCGCGGCACACGTCCACGGCCTCGTCCGAAAGCTCCAGAAGCTTCCCGGCCATCTCCCACTCGGCCAGTCCGAAGCTGAGGTACCCGTGCAGCAGAGCCAGCAGGGCCGAAACCTTCAACCTGGTCAGGTTCCGGTGGCCGGCCAGCGGGTCGTCCGACACGCCACGTGCGTTCGCCGCGTGGGAGGCCCGGATCGCGGCCTTGATTGACTCGGGATATTCCAGGAAAACCTCGCGGTCGGTGGGCACCTGCGGCGGTTTCCACCCCAGCGATCCGGGGAAAACAGCGGCCGAGGCCACGTCCGGGTCGATGGTGAGGTCCTGGGTGTGCGCCCACAAGAACCGCTGCGGAGTGCCCGCGTCGGCGTCGTCGAGCAGCACCCCGGAGCGGAGCGGCTGGACTCCGGCGATCAGCGCGAGCCGGTAGGCCCCGGCGGGCACGTGGCGCCGGCGCTCGGCCGAGGCGTTCATCTGCCCGAGCTGGCCTCCGGTCAGCGCGGTGCGCAGCGTGGAGGCGATCGTGGCCCCGGAGCGCGACTGGAGGCCGCCCAGGGTGTCGATCTCGTCGACGGTGAGCAGGCGTCGTGGGTCGTCGTTGAGCACGAGGCGGCGCGAGCCCTGGTCCCACGTCAGGAACGCCTCGACGAGACCCTCACCGGACCCCACGGCGCGCTCGACTGGATCGTGTGGGTCCTCCACCCGCACCGGCGGCTGGCCCTCGATCACGACCTCGATGGTCTGAATCGGTTGGTGCTCGATCAGCGAACGTGACAGCGCCACGGTGGATGACTTGGACGAGCCCGAGCACCCCACCAGAGCCACTCCGAAGTTCAGCGGCGCCTCGGCGCCGATGGTGGGGGGCAACAGGACGTTCTGCGGCGTTTCGGTGGCCACCCGGGCCAGGACGCACGCCAGTAGCGCCACGGGGGACACCATCCGGGCTACGGCTGCCTGGCGCACGTGCCGCAGCTGCGGGGTGGTGAACAGCTCGTCGTATTGCGCCTGCCGGGCGCGCACCCACGCCGCTTCCTCGTCGGGAGTCATTGCCGCTGCGCTCGCAGGCACGGCGCGTGGGCGCTTGACGCTTCCGTAGGCGTCCTGGACGCGCTGCCACAGAGCCTCTGGCTCCTCGTCACGCCACGGCGGGCGGCAGCGCTTGTACGCCTCTTCCAGCAGGACCAGCGCCTCGGCCTGACGCACTCCGCGCCCGGCCAGCGAGCAGGCGTACTTGAACAGCGTCTCGTTGCGCCCGCCCGCGCTGATGGTCTTGGGAAGCTCGAACGGCTCCCAGAGCTGAGGCGGGTAGATGACCAGGCTGGCGTCCTCGAAACTCTCGACCTTGAGTTGAGGGCTCCTCGAGGAAGTCTCAACCTTTCCTTGAAGGTTGAGCCACGCCTTGGGCAGCTCGGGCAGCTCGTCGACGCGCGGAACCCACGAGGCCGGCTCTCCGCTCGGGTCGAACCACATGTACGTGGCTCCGCCGGCTTTCGGGTTGGTCGAGGGCCACACGACGGCATAGCGGTGGTGGTGCTGAATCACGTCGATGTGCTCGCCGAGGTTGCCGCGCTCGAACCGAGTACCGACTGGCACGCGGTAGAACCGTATTCCGGAGACAGCCCCCGGGCGGGCCGAGCTGCGCCACGTGGGCGGCAGCGGGCCGTGGGCGGCCTCCAGAGCGGCCAGCGTCTCCCCGCCGCGCTTGCCGTCATAGTCGTCGACGTCGATGCCCACGACGCCGCGCGGCAGGCGCAGCGCCACGTTCCCGTGCGCGCACTCACGCGCCCAGAGCTGGAGTGTCTCCAGTGTGGGATCGGAGCCGCGGGCGCCGGTGTACCCATCCGGCGGCGGAGTCTTGGCGTTGGGGGGCAGCGGCAACACGCCGGGCCACCCGGCGTCGTGGTAGTGCTGCCATGCCATCGAATACGGCTGCACGCGAAAGGCGCTCATGCGTCCGCCCGCCGCTCGATAGCTTGTACGTGGATTGTGATACGCTCGTCCTTGTAGGGCTGGCGGCGGTCCTGCATGTTCTCTCCTCACGGTGTGAGAAACCCCCCGGAACCTTCGATCCGGGGGGTTTCTGTGTTTCTGTTACCCCTCGGTTTGCGGAGGGTAGACGAGCGCAGTCCGGGGTAGGTCGATCAGGCCGAGGCCGTACGCCGCGCCGAGCAGCACCCAGGGGTTGTACCCGCGGCCCTTGCGCTCGCGGGCATACCGGGCCGTCACCTCGTCCCACACCCAGTCAGGCAGCCGCAGCGACTTGCTCTGCGGCTTCTCGCTGGTGAGCAGCTCGTGGGGGAGGCCGTCCGGGAGATCGATCAGACCGAGCGCGTAGGCCGCACCGATGTGCGACCAGGCATACGAGGACGGCCGGGACTCCTCGGCCCGGCAGCGCGCCGCCACCTGGTCCCAGATACCGGGAGCGATGCGGATGCTGCGCCCGCGCGCCGCGGAATCGTCGGGGATCACAGCGAGCCGGGAAGTCCCCGTCTGCTCCTGCGGAATTTCGCTCATCGTCTGACCACTCTCTTTCAGGGGTAGGTACCTCCCTCGGTGTGCCACAATTGTAGCACCGATATCCAGGCTCACTCCAGAACTCCCACGTCAGAGAGCCCCCAGCGGGTACCGACCTTCGCCTCACTGGCCAGCGGGACGTCGATCACGACCCCGAACACCTCGTGCACGTAGTCACCGATGCTGGCCATCCGGTCCATGCACGCGCGCACGACCGCTTCCCAGCGCTCCGCTGGCACCTCGACCAAAATCGAGTCGTGCACTGTGCCCACGAGCCGGGCGCCGGCCACCGAATCCACACCGGCCAGCGTGCCCTCGATGCTGGACGCGGCCAGCTGCATCAGGTCCGAGGCCGTGCCCTGGACCGGAGAGTTGATCGCCTGACGGATCGCGTCGCCCAGCTCCCGGTCCGATCCGTAGCCGAGCGTGGTGAAGCGCCGCACGCGCCCCAGCGGGGAGACGACCCGACCGGTCCGGCGCATCTCGGCCTCGGCGCGAAGGTGCCATTCGGTGAGCCCGGGCCACATCTCGAAGAACGCCCGGTGCATTTGTACGGCTTCATCCATCGTCATAACTACCCCATAGGAAGCCTCGGCGTAATCGATGAATCCGGCCGGACCCATACCAAAGATTAGGCCGAACCCTCCAGCCTTTCCGCGTTGCCTAAGGGACTTCCAATCAACTCCCGTGAGTTTGGCCAATTCCTGTGCACCCACCGATGACACGACCTGCAAAGCGTCACCAAGTTCGAGTGATGATTGTTCGAGCGGTTTCGATCCTTGTGATGGACGTCCAAGGTCGTCAGTTTCCCATTCCCACGGCCAGCCAATCCTGTCGTACGTGCTCCGCAGCGCTCGCACCAGCTCTTTCGGAATTTTTGGTAATACAGGGGAGCCTTCTCCCCCTTCCACTGATGATTGTCCGAGCCTAACTGCGCTCCACCTTTCCCAACTCCCGGATTCCTGATCCGACCAACCCGCACAGCGTAGTTGTACGACTTGATCCGACAACGCTCTAGCTCCAGCTGAACTGCGCATCCAGAGCAACGTTTCTGCGCCGGTCCTGTCGGCAGGTAGACCTCTCCGCAGCAGGCACAGCTTCGCTCCTTGAATTGCTTCTTTCCCATTTAGTCCCCCGGCAAGTTTTAGGTGAAGATCATCACCACGCTGAAATGCGGCGAGCATCGGCTCGCAGCGAGAGATGACCGCGGCGACGCGCATCTCGATCTGGGAGTAGTCCACCTCGGCGATGACGTGCCCGGGCCGCGGAACGAACGCCGGCTTGAGCTCCCCGGTCACTTGCTGGAGGTTCGGGCCGCTCGACGACAGCCGGCCGGAGCGCGCCGTGCCGATGTTGTACGTCGCGCAGATCCGCCCGTCCGGTGTGGCTTTATCCAGCCACGACCGGAGAAATTCTGCCTTCTTCTCGTGCCCGCGCAGCGCCAGCAGAGAAGCTGCCACCTCCGAGCCGGAGCGCGCCTGGCGCTTCAGCACGAGCGCCGACCACTGCGGCACTCCGCCCGGAGTCAGTGCGGCCACGTGCAGGTCACCGGCCTCGACAGCCGCGGCGGCCCACGCACGGAACCACAGCGACGTCGGCGCGAACGAGAGTGCGCGATCTTCCTTCACCGTATAGCGCCCCGCCAGCTCGCCAGCCAGCGTGGCGGCCGCGCTCTCGTGCTCGGCGAGCCGCTCCCTGGTCCAGTCCTGATCGAGGTGCACGCCACGCTGCTCGATCGCGGTCAGCGTGGCCGTGCACGGCATCGACACGATCTGCGCGAGCTGCCCGAGCCGGGCGTCGGTGACCTCATCCGGGGACAGCGGCTCGCACCCCTCGTCCAGAAACAGGGCCTCGCTCTGGTGAACGAACAGTCGGTAGGTCCAGTACGTGTCCCGGGCCGCGTAGACCCCCAATTTGAACAGCGGCTCGAACTCCGCCGCGCCCGGGTAGGTCAGGTCAACGTCGTCCCAGCGCTGGATGTCGAACAACGTCGGGACCAGATTCTTCAGCTTGGCCGAGGCGTCCTCGTCCATGAGCCGAGCGGCCACGACCGTATCCCACACCCGGCACCGCGTCAGGTCGACTCCGGTGGTCGCGTAGGTGTACCGGTGGTCGTACTTCACGTTGTGACCAACCAGTAACACGTTGCGTTCGCGCTGATCAGCCATCCTCTCAGCGAGTAGACCGTGCAGCTTGCGCCACTGCCCCATCCACGGACTCTGCGGGTGGGACAACGGCACGACGAACGTGTCGGGCTCGCCTCCGTCTGGGTCAGGGAACGTGAACGAGACGAGCACGACCCGCGCCGCCACGCCGCCGTTGGCCCGGCCGCCGGTCACCGCGTTCTCGTCCAGCCCGGTCGTTTCGAGGTCGTACACGATGACGGGGGAGGACTCGATCCGGGCCAGCAGCCGGGCCACGTCGGCGCGGGTGACCACCCAGTCGATCGCATGTGGGTCGAAGGTGTCACCGCGCGCATCGCGGGCAGCGTACGCCGCGTAGACGGTGCTCACAGCTCGTCCAAGAACATCGCGACGTGGACCGGAGTGCGCAGCATGAACCGGCGCCGGACGCGATTGTGCCAGAGCACCCGCACCAGGATCGTCCCATCGACGTCAACGTACGCGCACACGGTCTGGCCGGCCTCATCGCGCCAGATATCGAACCCGTTGCGCTTGCCCCAGTAGCAGAATCCGCGACGCGGCATCCCGCTCCCGAGTGCGGCCATCGTGGCGTACGGCGGCAGCACCTCTGGATCAGCGCACGGTTCGGGCTCGTCCGGAGCGAGCAGCTCCCGCATCTTCTCCCACAGCTTCACGATCTCTCCCCAGGTAGAACCAATGTGTGCTACAAATTGTAACACACGGGGAGAGCTACGGGGTGGTGTCGACCCCAGTCCCGCCGGTGGTGGCGATCTGGCCGGCGTCGCGCAGCGGGTCGCGCTTGGCCCACGCGGCGATGGCGACGACCGCAGCTCCGAGAAGGACTCCGGAGGACTCGGCGATCCCGGCCGGTAGATCGAGCCCGAGCAGCCCGGCAATGCCGACGATCACGGTCGCCAGCGCCCCGGCGAGCGCCCCAGTGGTGACCTTAGGACTGATCGGGGTCTGGACTGGAGTCTCTTCCATGGCTATCTCTCCTCGTCAGCGGTGGTGAGCACTTACTATGACATCATGGCTGACCTGGTCAGGAAGTCCTATCGCCGTCTCGGATTCCGAGGCCGCTTCCTGTTGCTCGTCGGCACCTCATACGTGTTCCAGGGCTTCGCATCCCTCGACACGTGGAATCTGGCCCCACACGACCTCGCCCCACCCTGGTCCCGAGCCGCGCTGTGGATCGTGGCCGGAGTCATCGCCATCGTCACCGCGTGGCTCCCCGTCCGGCGCCCCAACCCGGCCGGCTGGCTCGCCCTCTACATTCCCCCGGCGCTGTGGTCGCTGTCCTACCTGATCGGGTGGATCTCCCACCTGGCCCCCGGTCTGGGCCTGTCCTTCCACTACCAGGGCGCCCTGACCTACGCCCTGGTCTGGGCGTTGGTCGTTGCCGTGATCCTGGTCTGCGCCGACTGGCCCGAGCCTCCTGATGCACCCCACGAGCGCCCCAGCGCGGGGGAGGACGAGATCTGATGGAGAACGTCAGCTCGCTCTTGGCGGCCCTGACCAGCCTGGCCGTAGGCGCAGCGGGCATCATCGGGGCGCTGGTCACCTGGCGTAAGGCGGCCAGCGACCGTACGGTAACCGAGGCCAACCTCGCCGAAGAACGAATGCGGCGCCAGGACGAGCGCATGGACAAGATGCAAGCGCTCATCGACAAGCTACGCCGCCGGGACCGAATTCTGGTCAGCTACGTCTACGGCCTGCAAGGCCAGATTGTCCGGCTCGGTGCGGACCCGCCGCCCTGGCCAGCAGCACTAGATGAGGAGACCGCGTGAAGAACTGGACCACACTCGCCGCCGACGTCGATCTGATCATGACGCGCAACTACACCCCGGGTCGCAACGGCGCCAAGATCGAGTTTGTGGTCGTGCACCACAACGCCGGGGCCTTGTCCGCGCAGGCCATTTATGAACTGTGGATGACCCAGCGCCCCGCCTCGGCGCACTACCAAGTCGACATCAAGGGCACCGTCAGCCAGCACGTCAACGACTGGGACACCGCTTGGCACGCTGGCGACCAGCGGGCCAACGAACGCTCGATCGGCATCGAGCACGCCAACGGTTCAGGAGAGTCCGGTCCGCTGACCGCGGCCACCCTCGACAACGGTGCCCACCTGGTCGCTGCGATCTGTATCCAGTACGGACTGGGGCGCCCGCAGTGGATGTCAAACGTCTTCCCGCACAAGAACTTCTACTCCACGGCCTGCCCCGGCCCTATCGCCGACGCGCAGCGCGCGGAATACATGACCAGGGCGCAGTCCTACTACGATCGGATGACCGGAGCCACCAAGAATTCGGCTTCCGATGCAGTTCAGACGACCCCCACCACGGAAGGAAATTCCACTATGGCCGAGCTCACCTATGACCAGGTCAAGGACGCCGCCCGCAACGGCGCTGCCAGCGTCTCCTACGGCGCCAACCTCACCTGGGGTAGCGGCTTCCCCGTCATCTACGCCGCCGCCAAGGACGCTACCCCGGAGATCCAGGCGGGGGTGAAGACGCTCCTGGCCCAGGTGGCCAAGGTCAACGCCAGCCAGGACACCCAGAACGCCGCGATCGCCGCGCTATCCAAGGCCCTCTCCGATCTCGCTGCGGCTGTGGCGACCGCCGACGCGAACGACGAGATCGACGTCCAGGGCATGATCGATCAGGTCTCGACCGCGGTCACCGCCGCCGGAGAAGCGGCTGTCGAGCGCACCGAGGCAGTCCTGCGCGAGGCGCTGGACGGTGCCACCCTCACCCTGAACACCGTCGACAACCCGGCCCCGGAACCGACTCCGCAGGCGTCGTGACCTCAGCCTCACCGCACCACCGCAACGGGCCCTCGATCGAGGGGGCCCGTTGTCATGTCCGGCCGCGGATCAGGTGTAGGCGCGGAACGTGATGCTGTCCAGAGACAGGAAGGCGTTTCCGCCGAAGATGGCCTTGACCGTTCCGTCTGCACCCACATCCACGCGGCCGTAGGAATCTCCAGGATTGGCCGTTGATGCGGCGAACATGCTGCGCAGCTCGGGCCGGAATCCCAGCGGAAGCGTGAAGATCGTCGAATTCGCCCCACCTCCCCCGTCGAACGTGCCTGATCGGACCACGCCGCGAAGCCGCACGACCGAGTCTTCCTTGCGGTAGGCAGCCGTGCTGTACCCCGAGCCGAGGTTCTGCCACCCGTTGGAGAACGTCGGCACGCGCCAGTAATCGACCATCTCCCCGGTGATCGTGCGGAACACCGGAGTGTTCCCGACCCCGTTGCGGGCCACCAGCGGAAGCCACGACTCGGGAAGGTCGAAGTCCGCGGACGTACCGACGATCCGCAGATTGCTCGTCGGCACCGACGTGCCCGAGCCGGGCGGTGGAAGCTCCAGGTAGAGCACCTCCCACGGCTGAAGAGGGACCAGGCCGCCGGCCACCGTCGCTCCGGCCGACCCGCCGTAGCCTGGGATGAACGCCCCATCCGCGGGGACCAGCATCTCCCAGCGGCCTGTGCTCGACCACGTCAGCCCGCGGCCCAGACCGTGCAGAACGATGGAGTTGCGCCACCCGATCCCGGTCGAGGAGGACAGCCACGTCGCTCCGCCGGTGGCCATCGCCGGAGCCACGGCCCATGCCGTGGTCGAGTACGCCGACACCGCGCCCGGGCCAGCTGCACCGACGACCAGGACGCGGCGACCGTACGTCTGGGTCCACACCCGCAGACCCACCAGCGGAGAGACTCCAGCCACGAGCCACTGCGGAGAGACACCGAGCGGCTGGCTGTCGCCGTCATACCGGATCTGGACCGGGCCAACCGCGGTCACCGTCGCCCAGCGCCAGGACGAGTCCGGAGACGTCAGCGGCCCGGGCGGCGGGGCCAGCGGATCGAGCGCGCGGGGCAGGAAGATCGTCACCTCAACTCACCACCTCTCGCAGTGTCGAGGTGCACAGCGCGGTCGGGTCGAGCGGGATCTTGGTGTTCTGCACCGTGCACAGCATGTTCAAGGTGACGTCGTCCTGGGTGTAGTTGAACCGGACCGCGCTGTTGATCAGCAGTTCGGGGAGGAAAGCGTGCGACACCTCGATCTTGGACGAGACCGAGCTGGCCGCGTCGAGCATGCGCTGCGCGTACGCCTGGAGAGCCGCCTGACCGGTCGTCTCGACCCCTTCCTCGAAGTGCGTCACCCAGCGCCCCCGGGTCTGGTAGCTGAACGGTGAGGCCGGGTTGGTATTCGAGGCCGTAGCGACCATCCCCTCGGACGTGCCATTGCCCTGCGCCACTGCGACGTACCGATTCGGTACCTCCCACACGTCGCGCTCCCGGGTCCAGTCCGGAGCCATCAGCGAGCGCGGTCCGCGGGTGAACGGGGCGAGCAGGTCATAAGTCACGGGCCGGTCAGTCGGGGCTCGGTACTTGGTCACCCGGAACTGGCCCCGGCCGTCCACCCACAGGCTGAAGTAGTTGGCCGCGTCGAGTAGCTCGTTCACGATCTTGAGCTTGGTCGTGCCCGGCTGAAAGACCAGCGCGCTCTGGAGGGTCTCCGAACCGGGTTCGATCGCAGGCACCGGCTCGCCCACCGACTGAATCAGCGCGACGACGAGCGCGACGACGTTAGATCCGGCCGCGGCCGTGTACGCCGTGGCGTTGCCGGCCACGTCAGTCGGAGTGTCCTGATCGAGCAGCGTGGCCTTGTCCAGCAGCGAGATGTCCCAGCGGCGGCCCTCATCCGACCACTGCTCGTCCGGCGCGGCGGGCAGGTACACCCCCAGAGGCACCTCCAGGCGGTCCGAGGTTGTGGCCGAGGACAGCACCGCCACCGGCCGGATGCGGCTGGTGATCCAGTCCGAGCGAATCCACCCCGGGTCGACTACCGGCAGCGTCCCGCCCGACTTGATCGACGCCTGCGCCGACCAGCTCAGCTCCCCGCCGTACGGCGCGGTCTGGATGAGCCCCTGGAAGTTCTCCCAGCGGTCCAGTAGCTCGTACCTGAAGCTGAGCACCCGGTGCCCGCCGAGCAGCGCGTCCTCGCCGCGCGGATCGGGGACGACCGTGAGCCCATCAGGCAGCCGAAGCGGCACCTCACACCCCCGGGCTGACGATCGAGCCGGAGGACAGCCACACCGACTCCCCGGCACCCGCCCACGGGTCGGTCACGTCCACCTGGGTGAGCGTGAACGACACTTTGGCGTGCCCAATCGGAATCCGGTGATCCACCTTCACATCCGAGAGCATCCCGAACAGCCGGCGCCCGTGGAAGTCGCGGTAGGCCACGATCGAGGCCGAGAGTCCGGCATCCTCCCAGTCGCGCGGCGGCGAGTCGTACGTGCACGGTTCGCTCCCGGCCGGGTCGCACGGATCGGCGTAGCGCAGCGACCCGGATACGGACAGCTCGTACGTCGTGTTGTCGCCCATCAGCAGCACCGGCCGCGACCGACCAGCGAAGTGCTGCGCCCGGCGCGTTCGCCCCGTCGACGTCGAGATCTCCGGATCACCGCGGAACCGAAGCACCTGATCGAACCCAGGGCCGTAGGACAGAAACACCCATAGCCCGTTGTCCGCGCCCCCCGCGGTGGGCCCGTCGAGCCCGTTCACGGTCGCGGTCACCGTGCGCCACGAGGGGGCCGCGGACCAGACCGTCACCCGGTACTCATTCGGCCCGGTAGTCGATGGAAGCGTGTCGATGAACGTGGTCGGCACTGGCAGACCCGTCGCTACGGTCACCCACACCCCCGACCCGACACGGCGTTCGAGCACGGCCGAAGTGATCGCTACCTCTCCGCTTGCAGGTGCAAGCGCCGACAGATCGAGCACAACCGTTCCGGTGCACAGGTCGTAATACCCGGTCAGGACCGGTTTGGCCGGGAGCGGCAGATTGACTCGTGTCGTTCGGGTGGCCCAGTCGGACCACACCCCAGCGCTGGACTTGGCCCTGATCTCGACTCTGTAGTACTTGCCGTCCTCGATGGGATAGGAGAACGTCACTGACGAGTCTGCGGCCCCCCACCCCGAGCGCGATTCGACTACCACGTTCGGCGCGGTCGGATCGGTTCCCAGCGCCGCCAGCAGCCGCGCCTCCCACATCGCCTGCGGGCTGTTCTGCGCCTGGCTATACGTCCAGGACGCGGTCAGCGGGACCTGAAGCTGGGTCGCGCCGGGCGCCGTGATCGTCACCGTGGGCGTCGCGCTGGCCACGATCGTCGCCGAGGCGGACCAGGCTCCAGGGCCGGCCGAGGTGACTCCGACCGTGCGGACCTGCCACTGGTACGTCGTCCCGTTGACCAGCGTCCCGGCTGGGATCGTGTGCGAGGATACCGCCGACGTAACCTGCGCCGGCGTCGTCCACGTCGACCCGCCGTCGCTGGACCAACGCACCTGGTAAGCAGACTGTGCAGCGCCGTCCCCGGCGTTCTGGTGCGTCCATGTCAGCGTGATCGGAAGGGCCGCATCGTACGCCGCGCCGTTGGGCAGCAGACCGACCGGGGCCAGCGGCGGGAAGGCGTTGCCGACGACGGGGAACGAGGTCCAGGCCGAATACACCGACCCGCCCGGAGCCACTGCGCGAATCCGATACTCGACCTGCCCGGCGCCCGGCAGCGTGGCGATGTAGCTGGACTGGGTGTCCGGCAGCGAGGCTTGCTCGACCACCCACGCCCCGCCGTCGATCCGGTACTCGATCCGGTAGGTGGCCCCGACGTTGAGGTAGTGATTCGCGGTCCAGGACAGCGTCACCGTCGAGCCGCTGGACGAGCGCTGCGTCTTGGGCGCCGAGGGCGCGTCCGGGGTCATGTAGATGTAGTTCGAGATCGTCAGCGACGACGAGCTGGATGCCCCGTTTGCGCCGACGCACGCCCGGTAGACGATGTTGGGCCCGGCGTTGCTCTGGCTGTACGAGGACACCGTGGGCCCGACGCTGGCGAGCTTGGTGAAGTGCCCCGTCGTCGGCCCAGGTAGCCATGCCCACACCCCGTTGGTCTTGAGGTAAGCCTGGGTGTAGACGTCCTGGCTCGTATATGGAGCTGTAGGCGTGGATTGCGGCGTCCAGTTAATAGACCACGTCTGATCGCTAATGCGAGTCATCGTCACATTTGTCGGCGCAGCCACCGGAGTACCGGGGCGTGGAGGAATGGCAAGCGTGATCGTAATCGAGGGTGTCGAGCCGTTATAGGCCCCGTCTACACCGACCGTGAACGAGGTACTTCCTGGACTTGTGTTGAACGATCCGGCCGGATAGGTGTACACATACTGCCTGGTCGTGCGGTAGACCGTCTGCCCGGTGGTGGACGAGTTGTAATAGTTGAACGTGCCCGAATTGTTTCCGCTGAAATTGAGCCACTGCGGGTCGTCATAGAGCCACTGGTTCTCGGTGTAGACGTCATAAGTAAACGTCACCGTGGTCGAGGAATTAGTGACCGTAGAGACGGAGTATTCCACCCCGACGCGCATTCCATTGCCGCCGGAATAGCTCCAGTTTGACCAATTGATCGCCACTGATCAGCCCTCCAGAATGATCATCATTACACCGTCACCAGACCAGAACGCGCCGTCTGCCGCTCCACCGTGCGCGTGCTGGAGAGCATGTCCACGAACTGCGCCACCGTGCCCATCCGCGACAGATCATCGACCGAGACCGTCACGTAGATGTTCGTGGTCCCTCCACCGCCCACAGCGCCCGCGGCCAGAGCCGAACCCACCCCGGCTCCGGTGCCCAGCGGCCCAGAGATCCCCGACCCGAGCGGTCCGGACAACCCGGTGACTGCCGCCCCGGTCAGCTTCCGCGCGGCCGCACCCACCTGTCCCAGGCTGTCAAGCAGGCCCAGCTCAAGTCCGGCGCCCGTGTCCTGGCCGAACGCGCGCGTCACCTTGGACGGAGAGGAGATGCCCAACAACGACTTGATTGGGCCCGGCACCGCGTCGGCCACCCGGGCCGCCGCCGCCTGGACCATACCCACCGCACCGGAGATCCCAGACGCCAGACCAGAGACGATGCTCGACCCGATAGCAGCCATCTGCCCCACGACCGCGCGGAAGGCGTTGGCTACCGCGTTGACCACCGACGAGGCCGCCGCAGCAGCCGCCCCGGCAGCCCCGCTGATCGCCGACACGAGTGCACTCATCGCCGAGGCCGCGATTCCGGCCAACGACCCGAGCACCGACTGGACCACGGCCCGGATCGCGTTGAACCCCGAAGTGATGACCGCGGTAATCGCCGCGATAGCCGCGCTGATCAGCGACGTGATCGCCGCCCACGCCGAAGACACCGCCGCGCTGATCGCCGCCATAGCCGAGATGACCACGGAGCGCACCGCGTTCCACCCCGCCGTGACCACCGACGCGATCGCGGACATGGCCGAGCTGACCACCGACGTCACCGCCGCCCAGCCAGCCGAAACCACGGATCCGATCGCCGACATGGCCGACGAGACCGCCGAGGAGATGGCGGCCCATCCGGCGGAGACGACCGAACCGATTGCCGCCATCGCCGAAGACACCGCGGACGTGATCACCGACCAGCCCGACGACACCACCGCGGCGATTGCTGCCATGGCAGCGATGACGAGAGAGGAGATCGTCGACCAGCCCGCCGAGACAACCGAGCCGATAGCTGCCATCGCCGATAGCACAACCGAGGTGATCACGGACCAGCCCGCGGAAACCGCACCGGCCACAGCCGAAACCGCAGCCGTGGTCACCGAGACGATGACCGCCCAGGCCGCGGAGACGATCGCGGTGACCGAGGACCAGATCGAGGAGATCTGCGCCCCCAGCGACGACAGTAGCGAGACGGCAACAGCGATCATCGCGCTGATGCCGCTAGCCACCGCCTGCCCGAGCAGGACCAACAGACCGATGGTCATCGCGATCGCCAGGCGCCAGGGGAGTGTGAGGGAATCGAGCAGCTGCAGCATGAACGACCCCACCGACGCCGCGAATCCTGCTACGGCGCTGAGCACTCCGGCGACGAACGCGGTCACCGCAGCCCACGCCGACGACACCCCCGAAGTGATCCCGGCCCACATCGCCGAGGCGCCGGCCACGATCGAGGCCCACACCCCCGACAGGAATCCGGTGATCGACCCCCAGATCGACATCGTGGCCGCACTGACCGCGTTCCACGCCGAGATGATGGCGTTGCGGATCGTGTCCCAGTTCAACGCCACGATGACCGCGAGCGCCACGATCGCCGCGATGACCCACGCGATCGGGCCCATGGCGATCACCCACGCCGCAGCCATCCGCACCGCGTTCGCCGTCGCCTGCACCGCCATCAGCACCCACGCCGCGACCACCTGAAGCGCGCTGACCATCGCCGAAGCCGCCATCGCTACCCAGCTGAATACGATCTGTGCCGCCGTCCGCGACGTGGCCGCCCCCGCCGCCTGGCTCCCCACCGCCACGAGCACCCACGAGGCCGCCGCCTGCGCCGCCGCAGCGACCTGCATCCCGAGCGCGACCACCATCGTCGTTCCGATGAACGTCGCCACCAGCGCCAACGTCACCAGTAGCGCCTTGAGCGCGAAGTCGTTCTGTTGGAAGAACCCGACCGCTGCACCCACGGCCGACCCGAGCGCGGTCACTGCGCTGATAGCCATCGAAAGTCCCGTGCCGAGTGCTGTACCGATCGCCGTCGCCACCGGGGCCATCGCGTCCAGCTTGGCCGTGATGTCCGCAAACAACCCCGGCATCTGCGCGAACGCCCCGCCCAGGACAGCGGCACCGAAACGGCTCAACGCCGCGATGACGTTGTTCAGCGCGCCCTGGAAGGTCTGCCCCGATTTCAGCGCCGCCCCGCCCATGCCCTTCTCCATGGCGGCCGCGAACGTGGCGAAATCGATCTGACCCTTAGACACCATGTCCGAGACCTGCGCCGACGTCAGCCCGAGATGGTTGGCGAGCAGCTGTAGCACCGGGATGCCGCGCGACATGAGCTGGAACATGTCGTCGCCCTGCAACTTGCCCTTGGCCGCGACACTGGCCCAGATCTGGCCCATGTCCCCCAGATCGGTCCCCGCGATCGTGGCCGTGTCACCGACCAGTCCAAGAACCCGCTGCAACTCCTGCCCCGGCTTGATCCCGGCGGCGACCATGACCGCGGCCAGCGAAGCCGCGTCCCCGAACCCGAACGCGGTGCCCTTCACCGCCGCCAGCGCGCTGTTCATGATCGTCTCGACCGTGCCCGCGTCGTGGCCCAGACCAGTCAGCTTGGCCCGAGCGTTGTCGATCGCCGTCAGCCGCGAGAACCCCGCCACGAGCGCCGTCCCGAGGACACCGGCCACGGCCACCCCGGTCAACTGCGCGCCCTTGACCAGCACTCCGCCGATGGCGGAGTTGACCTTGTCGCCGAACCCCTGTCCGGTCGCCGCGGCCGCCTTGCCCAGCTCGCCCTCGAATTTCGACCCGTCGGCGATAATCTCGATGACCGCCTGGCCGATGATCCGCCCGCCCGCCATACGCACCCCTCCGGGTGCCCCGGCCTTACCTGCCAGCGAGCTCGTCGTCGTTCGTTACCTATGACCAGGGTATCCGCCCCCGGCTTACTTGCCGATCGAAGACTTCAGAGCGGCAAACGCCCGATTCTCCTCTTCCGGCGACCACGGACCGCGGTCCGGGACCACGCCGGCCGGAGGAACCCACAGCTGCGCCTCGAACTTGCGCAGATCCGCCTCACTCTCGGCCCCCTCCGTGGCCCAGAACTGGACCAGGTGAGCTAACCGACCCACCTCCAGCTCAACCACGTCGACCCCGCGCGCCCACGCCCACCCGTCGAACCGGGTCCAGTGCGTGTCCGCCAACAGCAGCAGGCGCAGGGTCACCCAGTAGGGTCCGAGGTACCGACCTCCAGCGTCTTCTCGATCAACGTCGTGATCGCGTCCAGATCGAGGTCGTCATCCGGGTCGAACAGCCGGTCGAACACCGCTGCCCCATCCTCCGAACCGAAGGCGTCCAGCAGCCAGTCCCGCACCGCCGCCACCATCGCATCCGGATCTTTGTCCGCGTTCTTGCCGGCGCGCGCGATTTGCATCGACACCAGCGATTTCGGGGAGCGGAAGTTCCGATACAGCACCCCGCCGAACCGCACCGAGCGCCGCTCCCGCTTGCGTGCCGGGACGACGAGCACGAATTCCTCGCCATCGTCCCGCTGGTCTTCAAGCTCAACAGCGGGAGCACGGCGCGGACGGTAGAACGAGGATCCGGAATCTGTCATGCGATCAGCGTACTGCCCGTCTCACAGATAGTCCGACAGCGTCATTCCGGCCAGCGCCCGCTCCATGAACCGCGCCGGCGCCACGCCGCGGACCCGCTTGGCGAAGACCATCGTGTTCGACCCCTTGGGCTTGAACACGAGAAACCGGGCGTGCACCGGGCCGTGTGCCCGCGTCCCGTCGTTCTGGAAACTGGCGTAGTCACTATTCGTCGACACCGAATACGACTCGACCGTCCCCGTCGACTTCAGCGGCCGAATGCTGATGTTCGAGCGCATCGCTCCCGTGTTGACGCGGCCCGACGAGGTGATGTTCGCCCGGACCCGCTCCCGGCACCGCTCCGCGCCGCGCTTGGCCGCAGCTCCGCTGAACTCCGTCAGCGTCGCGTTGATCATGGCCCGGTCGAGAGTGACCTTGACCCTAGCTCGCGCCATCGTCGCCGCCGTCCAGCTCACTGGCCGGCGCGTCGCCCCCGACCTGCTCCGGCTCCTCGGCTTCCTCCAGCACACCCACCTCCAGGTAGTGATCCACCTGTTCCGTGTGCTCGATCTGCACCACCCGGCCCGCCTCCCCGTGCGGAGAATGCACCAGACACCGCACCCAGACAGTCGCCGCCGCTTCGCTCATGACCTACTCCTCACATCCACACGCCGGAACCACAACACTGAACGTCCATTCACCGCCAGCACACCCGCCCTCGGGACCCAGCGGCGCCCACGCCAGAGACCGCACCACCACCTCGACCCGGCACGTCAACGCGCGCACCAGCGCCTCCATATCCGCCACCAGCTCGCGCGCGTTCTCCGTCAACGCCCCCGCCGCCGGCACCCGGCCGCGGTCATCCACACTCGGCGAACACCGCAACACCCCCACCCCCAGTGTGACCAGCCACGCCACCGGAGAACACGAACCATCCGCCCCCGGGCGGGCGTTCAGCAACGACGACGCATCCTCGACGCCGACCACCCGCACCCACAGCTGACCATCACAGCAGGAATCCCAGGCCACCTCCGCACCCGGAGCGATCAGCACCCGCCCCGGCACCGGGTCCAGCTCGGCCAGAGCCTCCGCGAGCACCTGGTCGAGCAGGCCGTGAAGCCCGACGATCACGACACCACCTGCCAACGGGCCGCCGCAGACCCCTCGCGGCACCACGTATCCGGAGACAGCACCGACCCTCCCTGGCGCGCCAACGTCACCGACGCCACCCACGAGTCGATCAGCCAGATACCCGTCCGGCCGTCGCCGAGGTCCTGAAACTGGTCCAGCACCGCCACCGAGATCCCCTGCCGCGTGACCGCCTGCACCCGCTGCGGAAGCTGGCAGTCATCTGGGCATTCGAGCGCCTTGGACAACTCCCACGCGAGCACCCCCACCGCGATCTGACCACCCATCGGCACCGCCAGACCGCGCCGATAGTCCACCGTCAGGCCCTCGTGCGGCCACCCCACGCCGTCCGTACGCACCAGCCAGCCGCCCGGGAGTAGACGCCAAGCGGCCGTCGAAATCTCCACCTCGTCGACCAGAACGCGATCGACGCCGGCCACCGGACCGGGCAGCCGCACCGCCCCATCCTGGTGCCCGCCACACACGCACGGGTCCGAGAAACAGCCGCACGAGACGTTCCGCACCACCCCGGCCACGAGCACCGGCGCCCACGGAGAACCCGCCCGGCCACCCCACGGCAGTGCCAGCCCGCGGCCCACATACGTCGAGGCACCAGCCCCCGGACACCCGCACACCCCGGGATCGTGCGCCAGCTCGACGCTCACCGGACACACCCCGAAGCGCCGCCCCGTCCAGCTCCACAGCAGATCCGTCGCCATCCCGAGCAGCGCCGCCGTGCGCTCAGCGCGGACCGGATCCAGCTCCCGGCACGCCTCCGGCCAGATCACCGGCCACTCACACGTCGACGCCATGGCGGGCCCTCTCAGTAGTAGTCACGCCCCCGGCCGACGACGCTCACGCCGCGGGCATCGCCTGCAACTGCCCCGGAGCCGAAGGCGGCGCAGCCACCGCAGTATCGATCATCAGCAGGTGATCCAACGAGTCCAGCGCCGTAGGAAGCGCAGCCACCTTGGGCGTCCCCGGCGTGGTCTTGGTGTCCATGACCACCTTGTACGGGCCCACACCCCAACCGTTGCCGCCCTTGGTGAACGCCCCCGTCATGGAGAACGTCACCGCATCCTCGCCGTTGATCTCCAGGTCCCCAAGCACCCCAGACTGGACGAACGGCAGCAGCAGATACCCGCCCGCAGTCGTGGCCCCCTGGACGCACGCCTGCCCCGACAACCCGGTCCACAACTCCAGCGCGAACGCCTTGTCAATGGCCCCCTCAGGCACCGTGAACCCAGCCAGATCCCCCGCCCAGTCCTCGTACGGCTCGGCGTTCGTCATCAGCGTGAGCAGCGCCGGATCAACCGCGCAGAACTCCATCTCGACGGTGAAGTTCTTGAAACTGGACGCCCCGCGCTCGTTCACGCACAGCGAACCGTCCGCCCGCTTGGACATGATCTCGGTGCCGTCCTCGATCTCCGAAGACAGCTTCAACGTGATGAAACCGTTCGTCACCACGAACGAGTCCGCCGTGCCCGTCGCCGGAACCCGGCCACACTCATCGAGCTTCGTCACCCGCAGGCGCTTGCCAAGAACCGGGCTGAACACGTGAGTAGCCATGCATCTCTCCTAAGGAATCGTCGCGGCACTCACGCCGCACGTGTCGAACCCGAGCAGGTAGGACCGCTCGGCAACTGCCACCAGATCGTTCTGCCGCTGATCGAAAACAGCCCCCACACCGTCCGCGTTCTCCGGTGCGAACACCTCGCTACGCCACCCGAACAACGGCGCAGTCCCGATGATCCGGTCCTGATCCGGATACCCCGCGCCGGCCACCACCGGAGTCCCCAGCTTGGTCCGGATGCGCCCGCCCGAGACCTCCGCGATGCCCTCAGTGAGCATCCGCGAAGCGATGTTCCGCGGCGCGTGCATCACCCCGAGCGAGCCATACCGGCGACCCAGCGCGTACTCCAACTCGGCCACCGCAGCCTTGATGTCGGACCCCGTCACCGTCGCCCCGGCCCCGGCAGCCGTGACCTCGGCCACCAGATTCGGCTTGTTCCCGAGGTCCCCAGTCCAGAGCGCCTGCTCGACCCGAGCCTCTTCCCGGGCCAGAAGATGCGCCGTCGCCAGCTCCGCCGCCCGCTCCGGAGACGCCGAAACCGGAGAGCATGCCCACACTCCGTAGACCAGAAACGGCGTCGCTGCGCCCCAGTTCGAGTCGAAACTCAGATCCTTTGGTAGCCCCGTCGTGGGCGTGGCGGGGTCGCAATCCACGTCCCCGATCCCACGCGCCGGGTCACACGTGCCGCCTTCCCAGCGGACCCCGTTGGCCCAGCGCACCCCCGCATCAGGGCGGAAGATCAGCACGGAGAACAGACCGTACGGCAGCGCTTGCCGGGCGGGAATCTCGATCAGCGGAGCCGGTGCAAACGCCATCCCGGATCACCCTTCCTTCAGATCGCAGCAGGGGCAGACGAGCCCCGGCCCCGGTTTCCCGAGGCCGGGGAAGGCGATCACGGAGCCGCAGTCCCGTTGCACGCGATGTCAACGCCCGCCGCCGTCGCACCATCCGGGCACAGCGGAACAGAGACGATCCGGCTGTCCGGGCAGCGCTGCGCCACGAGCCAGCCCTCCTCACTGAACAGCGCCAGGTAGTCGTTCTGACCCAGCAGAACCGAGTCATACACCGTGTCCAGCGTGATGACGTCCGTGCCACCCTTGACCCACGTACCCGCCCCGTAGAGCAGGAATCGGACCGTGCTCGGCCACGCCGTGAAGGCGTTCGCCGCACCCGTCAGCGGGTCCAAGTTGTACACAAACTGAGGCACGATGCTCCGCGCGCTGAACCAACCGGAGATCTGCGCATCGGTCACCGAGAGCAGCTCCACGCCAAGGCGGCGTGACAGATCCGCCCGGATCACGCCGCGCACCCAGAACGGGAACACCGCCTCCAACGTCATCCCGCGGCCCATCCGGTGCACGTACCGGTAGTGCTCGACCTGCATCTCGATGCTGTCCAGCAGCGGCGCCGTCGCACCCACCCGAGCCGGGAACGTGACCGCCGTCGACCCAGCGATCACCGCGTTGAGGACGTTCGCGCTCATCTTGTGATCGTGCGCGATCAGCGCCCGCCGGATCGTCGAAGACACCACCTCCGGGTAGCCGCGCAGCTGCAACAGACCACCCACCAGGCACAGCCCTGACACCGCGAGCCGCGCCTCTTGGAACTCCGGGCACGGAATCCGGTAGCAAGGCTTATCGCCCACGATCGCCTGCCCCTGGGCGTTGCGCGCGTACCGGCCGGCGATGTCATCGGCCTCGGTGAACGAGAAACCGGTGTTCGCGTAGATCTGCGCGAAGTCGATGCCCTGGGTCCACTGGATGCCGCCGCGGCGCACGCCAATCTCCGGCAGAGCGAACAACCCGTCGCGAGATTCCCGCTCGCAACCGAGTTCGTACAAGATCTCCGAGGGCGCGCACCAGCCACCAGCAGCGGTCAGCGAACCGCCCGCCAGACGCTTCTCATCGGCCGCCCGATCCATCGCCGCCATCACCTCGGAAGCATCCAGAGACGCCACGATGTGCTCCGGCGCAAGCGGCTTGCGCAGCGTCAGGAGGCCCTGGCGCTGGCTCACATGCCGCCCAGACGTGGCCGCCGCAGAGAGCTGAGACTCCGGGAAAGCCTGCAGCCGGCGCTCGAAAATCTCCGCCGCATCCTCCCAGTCAATGCCCTCACCCGCAGCGAAACCGGACCCGTCACCGGCCGCCAGCAGCACCTCGCGCAGCCCAGAATGCTCCGCCACAGACGTCGTGCGGGCCGTCGTCCGGCGCGGAAGCGCGCCCAGATTCACCCGGATCGCGGGCCGCTTTGCCACCGAAACCGACGCCGTAACCGCCTCCGGCTCGGCGTCAACGGGCTCGTTTTCGGCCTCGTTCTCGTCGTCCTCGGCGCCGGTTTCCGGCTCGTTTTCCTCCGCCGAATCGGCGTCCGGCTCGCCATCGCCGCCAGCCTCGTCCGGTGCGCCAGGATTCACCCGCGCCGCCAGAGCAGCCGCCGCAGACTCCCGCTCCGCCGCCGCCGCAGCCCGCACTCCGGTCTCCGCAGCCAACGCCTCGATGCCCTCAGTCAGCGCCGTAAGCGCCTCAACGTCATCGTTCGAGAGCCCCGAACCGGTGCCGTAGACCGCGTTGAACGACTCGATCGCGCGGGAGTGAAGCGCGCTTAGATCCTCATCCGACAGCGCCCCGAGGTCCTCCGGAATGACCAGCTCGGCCGCCTCCGCGCTCTGGTCTTCATCCTTCGCCCGCGCGTACAGACCGACTTGCTCAGCCAACGTGTGGCCCTGACGTAGTGTCATCGTCCCTCCAAATTGGGAGGTCCGGCCCTACTGCCAGCGACTCACTATGTGAACGACGACAACGATACACGTCAGGGGCCCAAGCGACATGCGTAACCCCCGGCCCCATAGGGGAAAGGCCGGGGGTTACGTGGGGGAGGTGGCTCACCGTGTGTGCGGTACCCCGAGTCTAGACCACCACCCCGCCCACGTCATCAGCGGGGTGAAACGCTCAGTCCCCGGCCTCATCCATGAGACCGGGGACCTCGTGCGAGGGGTAAGCACAAGCTACTACAGCGACCGGTTCCGCTCATAGAGCCCGGCCACCCAACGGCCCAGATCCTCCAGCGAACCCACCGGATCACTGACCCGCGGCAGCTCTGGAAGAGCCAGCGACGGCAGCTCCGTAGGGAAGGACGGGTGCACCAAACCGAAGCGCAAATACACCGCCGACACCACCACGATCGAAAGCGCGAAGATCGGCCCGAACGCGATCTCCGCCCCCGAATTCACCGGGAACAGCCGCGCCCCCCACTGCCGTTTGCGGCCCCGCTCCTTGTCCCAGATCCACACCAGCGGAACCGGCGCACCCTCACTCGTCACCGAATCGCACAGCACGTGCACCACGATCCCGCCCGCAAGAACACCCGGGAACCAGGACACCGCAGACGGCTCACCGAGCAACAAGTTCGCCATGAACAGCGCCGCCGGCAAGTTGATCAGAGCGCTGCGAAACGGCCCCCCAGCCATCCGCAAAGCGATCCCGAACGGCAACGCCAGAGCCACCAGAGCGACCAGAGCGAAAGACCAGTGCAGCCCCTCCAGCGGGCGGGCCACCAGCACCAGAAACGACGTCCACAGCACCGTCGCCAACGGCGCCACGACCACATCGTGCGTCGACTCCCGGTGCCCCCCGGACACCTTCCCGACGACCCACGCCGCGCCCTGGGTCACCGGACCCCACACCCGCGACGGGTGCGCCTTCGGGTGATCGAAGTCCGGCAACATCCCCCCAGCCACCCACCCGGCCGCCCAGAGAACCGGGTTCGGATGCGGGTCGATGGTGGCCATGAGCGGGGCCGTGGCCGTGGCGGCGAGCAGGCCGGCCAGGGCATGCCGCTGGCCCATCACGGCAGACTCCCGAGGTCCAGCGCGCTGTCCGGCTCGGCCAGAACGTCCGGTCTGAGGCTCGACTTGACCTTGAGGTCTTCGCCGTCGTTTGACTGTGACTTGACATGTTCAGTAGGATCGCCTCTAGGAGCGAAGCTCCGGCCGGGCGAACCGGGTGAACAGGGCGATTGAACAGGCGGAATGAACGCCGCTCGTACCTGGGAGGCCAGCCCGACACTCACCCCGCACGCATCAGCCAGAGCCCGCACAGACGGCAGCTCGGCACCGGCGGGCAGACCTTCGAGATAGGCCCAGACGACATCGCGCTTGGACGGTGTGCGCACCGGCGCGGGCGCGGACGCGGTAGTGGATGGCAGCGGGCCGAGGACGAGGTCCCACGGTTCGAGGCGGACACCCGGAGCAGGGGGTGTGCTCTCCGCACCGGAGTCGCCCCCAGCGCGAGAGCTGGACCGCCCGGGAGCCCGGCGAGGCGCCGCAGGCTCAGCCTCAACCACATCTTGAATTTCGCCCGCGGAAACCTCGGAACCGACCACGACCGGAAGCTCTACCCGAGGTTGAGACTGCACCCATCGGTCCATCGCCTCGATGTCGGCGTCGGTCCACTGCGCGAAGCGGATCTTGACCGGAACCGACGAGCCGCGCTTGTAGTAACCGATCCCCTGATGCTTACCGTCGTCGGGGATCTCGTGGGCCAGCGCGCCGTGCTCCAGAGCGTCCTCCAGCGCCATCATGGTCTGGGTCTTGCTCGTCGTGCGCAGGCAGATCTGTTGGGGGAACATCTCGCGCAGCGCCTTGAGGTATTCCTTCTGCGCCAGCTGGGCCGCGCCGATGACCGCGAACCCGATCGCGCGGCCCTTGGACAGGATCTCCAGCAGCATCTCCTCGACCTCGCGCTTGGCCGCCGGAGATGGCTGCAACACGATCAGCGAGAGGTACTCGTCGATCAGCAGCACCCGCAGCGGACGGCCTGAAGTAGGGACGAACTTGCGGCACCGCTCAGCCTTCAACTCCTGGGCCCGCTCGCGGACCAGATCCCGGAACTCCCGGACCATCAGTCGCAGCTCGTCCGGAGTGCCGTCGCCCATCCGGTGGAAGACACCCTCGCCGTAGACGAACTCCATGCCGCCCTTGGGGTCGATGCCCCACAGCTCGACCAGACCGCGGGGGATACCCGGGGCCAGCGCGCCGATGATCGACCACAGCACCGACCCCTTCCCAGATCCGGTCGCGCCGTAGACGAACAGGTGGCTGTAGAGCAGCGCCACGTCGACCGGAGCCCCCGCCTCGTCCCGGGCCACGACGACCCGCTCCAGGTCCTCCGGGAACGCCTTGGGGAAGTGGTCGCGCCACGGCGCCAGCCCGCCGCCCTCCGCGCCTACGCCCCCCGCGCCGAAGATCAGCCGCGCCCGCGCGCCGCCGTCGCTCAGCTCGACGCGCGCGCCGGCCGCCGGAAGATCGAGAGCCTCCACCAGGGCGGGGAGCGCGGCCTCCCAGCGGGCCGCAGCGTCGCGCCAGCCGAAGGACTCGGCCACCACGACCAGACCACCAGCGGCGCCACCCCGCCCGGCTCCCGGCTCCACTGCCACGATCCGCGGCAGCCGCGAGCGCAGCCCGCGCCGGTAGATCAGACCGGGGGCGCCTCCCTGGTCCAGGAAGCTCACCCAGCGCCCGCGCACGGCCGCCGCCTCGCTCAGAATCCGCATCCCGCCCGCGCAGCGCGCGCGCAGGCGTGGAACCCCCACCAGAACGCACAGCAGCGCCGCAAGCGGCACGAGGCCCACCCAGGACTGTCCGTGCCCGGCTCCGACCGCAGCGAGCCACAGCGCGGCTCCCAGAGCCAGCAGCACCCACGGTGCCCACCACGAGCTGCCCACGCGGTGCAGCGGCCTGCTACGCGCCGACGGGCCCTCCCGCTGCGCTCCCGCCGCAGCGGCCTCCACGGTCTCGCTGCGCTCTCCCCTATGTGCCATCACTACCTCCACACGACCAAGGCCGGGCGAACGCCGCCCGGCCCTAGTCAGTGTATCTCGTTTTGTAGCACAAGTCGCTGCGGACTTCCTCCGATCAGAACGTCTGCGAGCGCATCGTCCCGGCGCGCTGAACCTTCGTCGGGAGGTTCCGGCTCGGGTCGAGCAGACCGGCCGGAGGGACGTTGCCCGTCGCCGCCGAGGACTTCCGCGCCGCTGGCAGCGACGCGCCCAGCCCGGCCGGCGGAGTCGAGCCTTTGCGGCAGTTGCAGCCCATCAGCTCACCCCCGCCCGGGCCACGCGCACCCGCAGGCTCGCAGCGCTGTCCGCGCGCAGCCGCACGGCCATCTCGTCGACCGCTTCGCGCTCTCGTTTGCGGGTGCGCCGGGCCAGCCGCGCCAGCGCCCGCGCGTCCTCCGGAGACAGCCCGCCGCCCACGCCTCCGCCGCCGCGGTCTCCGCGTTCGACGTCCTCCTCCGTGACCGCCCCAGCCGCCACCAGAGAGAGCATCGACCCGCCCGCCACGAGCCCGGCGGCGCGCGGCACGGGGAATCCGGGAGTGTTCACCGCGAGCGCAGCCACCAGCTCCAGACCGGAGCTTGAACCGACCCGACGCCAGTCGCCAGAAAGCGGCGCCGCGCGCAGCGCGCGCACCGTCTCCGGAGCCAGCCCCGGGCGTAGCGCGCCGGCCACCCAGATACCCCACTGATCCTCGCCCACGGCCACGTCGGCGGCGGCCAGGCCGGTGTCCTCATAGTGCGCCAGCGCCGCCACCGGACCGCGGTCGGCCGGAGCGTGCCGGGCGTTCATCGTGACCACCCCGGTCGGCACGTCGCGCCCCTCGCGCGTGCGGGTCGAGCCGAGGCGGAAGTGGGCGTACGAGGCGGCGCTGCGCGGAGGGGTCACGCACTGCCCGCTCATGGTGAACGACACGTGGCACGTGTCCCACAGCGCCAGGTGCCCGAACACCCGCCCGTCGTCGGTCACCGTGAACGGCGTCGGCCCTCCCAGCCCGGGGTCGGTGAACCATTCCCCCGGCGGAGCGAGCGGCCCGCCAGCGGCCGCCAGCGACGGACCGCCGTCGGACCCAGCCGCGGGCGCGAGAGTGGCGTCGTCCAGCTCGATCCGAGCGTCAATGAACGCGGGCACAGCGACGAGGGTCGCCGCGCGAATCCGAGCCGAAGTGGTCACCATCACCTCAGCGTCGGCCTCGATGTCCAGCACCGTCACGCGGCCATCCGCGTCGACCTCAGCCTCGGCCGGATCGGCAGGCGCGCCGGGCCCGTCCAGCAGGTCGGCAGCCACGCGCACCTCGAACGAGACGTTGTCCAGATCCATGCTCACCCCGGACTGAATCTGGCCACCGATCAGCCGGGCCGCCTCGGCTCCAGCGGGCGCCGAAACGTCGATGTCTCCCGCGGCCTGGATGCGTCCGCCGCGCCCCCGCGTGATCGAAGTGATCCGGCCCACCGCCGCCGCGCCGTCGTGAGCGCCGACATCCTCAACGACAAGGCGCAGCGGGATCGGAAGATCGCCCCAATCCAGCGCGTTCCGCTCGATCAGGCGCCCGTCTCCGGTCATCACTCCCTCGACGCCGATTACCCCGGACCAGGACACCAGCCGGGCCGCGTCGGGACCGCCGGCGTAGGGCTGCGGGGCGTCCGCTGCGAGGCGCACCGGAGTCGTCGCGGCCGCGCACGGGGCGCAGCCCGGAGGCGCAGCGAATGTCGGTGCGGCGGTGCTGTAGGTCGTCATCAGTCGATCCATTTTCGGTCCTCGGCATTCTGTGAGAGTAACGGTCAACTTGAGGTTGAGGCTGTCCCGATCAGGACGCACCGGCAGCCCGCCGTCTCGACCGCCGGAGCGGTTGGGTCGGCCGGGTAGCGCAGGGAGAATCCGCCGACGAGAAACTCGCCCGCCGCTGGTACGGTCTGCCCCTCCGCGGCCGCGTGCGTGGGGCGCACCTTCTCGTCGTGGCGGGTGACCCAGCGCTTGTGCGTGAAACCAGCCCGGGACAGCTGATCCAGGGCGTAGGTGTTGTACGCCGAGGTGGCCTCGGCGCGCGCCATCAGCTCCGGCATCGCGGCCCACGAGTCGCGCCGTACGGTCAGGTCCTCCAGGGTGAACGGGTGTGCCGGTTCGGGCCCGGGCGGTATTGGGGCAACTCCGCGTGCAAGCGCCGCTCCGGTCCGCGGGTCGAGGGCGTCAGCGAGCGCACTGGAGAGCTTCGCGAGCGACCAGAGCCGCTCGGCCGCGATCGCCAGAACGAGCGTGGCCGTATCCATCGCCAACCGCGGCGCGGGGGACTCCATGATCCGGTCATACACGCCCGACAGGTAGGGGCTGCCCGGCGTGGGCGTGGCGTACGGCGCGCTCTCGTCGTACGGCCGGGAGCGCAGATCTGCCAGCGCCGCCCGGTCGCCCTGAAGATAGGCCACGTGCTCGACCACGGCGCGGGCCAGCAGCCCCCAGGGGGCCACGACCCGGCGCCAGCTGAACCCCTCGCGCCCGCTCGCCGTGAGAGCCGTGGCGCCGGGGTCGGACGCCAGCGCTGCGCGCTCGACCTCGGCCAGCCACCGACGCATTTCCCGGCGCACAACCCCGGCCAGCGAGTGCTCCCAGCCCGCACGCGCCGAGAGGGCGTCGCCGGGCGAGGACAGCGGCCACGACACCGGAGGCGCCGCGTACGCGGGCGGCGGGGGCGGACTCACTGCGCCACCGGGACGGCCAGCGCGAGGCGGGAGCGCAGCACGCACGCTAGCTCGACGACGTCGTGCCCCTGGCCGTTCTCGACCAGGGCGTGCACGTAGTCGTCGAGCACCGCAATGACCCGCTGCGGATCGACCCCGACGACCATCGCGTTGTGCTGCGAGAGCAGCGCCGGGATCACGTCCCAGGACCCTGCCAGCGCCTTGCAGGCCATGTCCTGCGGGGCCGGCCACAGGGTGTGCGCCTCGTGCAGCGGGAGCCGAAAGTTCTCCAGCTCCCGGAACCGGCTGCGCTGGGAGCGCACGATCCGGTTGCCGACGCGCTCCAGCGCCTTCACCACGAGCACGTCGCAGACCAGCAGCAGCCGCGACGTCTCGTCGGCCGCCGTCAGGGAGTAAGCCCCGCAGGCGGGGCAGGTCGTCGGGATCAAGCGCCCCGCCCCCGCCCCAGCATCCGGCGGCGGCGTTCGTCCCGTGAGGTCGCGCTGGCGCGCACGGCATCGGAGTTGAGCAGCGTTCCGGCGCGCTCGACCTCCTCGGCTGGCACGCCGTTCTCGATGGCCCACTCCAGGGCGCGCCGGGCGGCGCTGGTGCAGTCGCCATCCGAGTCGCATACGTAGACCGTTCCGTCTGGGCCCCAGCGCATCGCGTCGCGCTCCTCGCCCTTGATCGTCTTGGTGGTCTTCTCCAGCATGAGGTCCTCCTAGTTGTTGACGATGGCCTGGAAGAACGACGAGGCCATGCGCTCGTAGCCATAGAGGCTCGGATGAATCATGTCGCATCCAAGCGCGCGGGCCGAGGCGATGGCGGCCGGAGTGCGCGACCACGTCGTTCCGTTGTCGACGACGAGCAGCGCGGTCCCGGGCTGGAGGATCGTGCCGCCGCCGCTGCCACCGGCCAGGGCCGCCGCCAGGCCGCTCACCGCAGTGATCGGGAGGCTTCCGTCGGGGAAGATCGGAGCCTCCAGAAACAGCTTCTTCCCGTGGATGCGCTGGTTCCCGAACGTCTTGACGACGCTGGGCCAACGGTCGCCCTCGTCGTCCATGTCCCACGGGATCGGAATTGGTGTGCTGGTCACTGGGAGACTCCCTTAGTTGGTTCGGTGGTGGGTTGAGGTGGTCCGGGCTGAGTCGGCGGGCCGCCCGCGTCGCCTGCGGGTGGTGTGGTGGTGGGAGATGTGGATGAGGTGGGCTGGACGGGCGGAGGCGAGTCGGGAGCGTCGCCTTCCTCGTAACCGCTCTCGCGGCGCACGGCCTGGGCGCTGATGATCCCGCGGTCGAACAGCTCCATGGCCTCTCCGGCGCGGTTGGGGCGCACAACCAGATGCTCGACCTCGTACCACACCACGTGCTGACGGGCCTCGTCCTGGCTCATGCCGAGCGCGCTGACCAGAACTGGCCAGAGATACTGGGTCGTCAGCGCGTCGCAGATCAGCTCGACCAGCGGGGCAATGTGCTGGTGCACCGTCTCGATCGAGGTGAGCCACGCGCCCCAGTGATTCTGCGCGCTCGATCCGGTCAGCAGCTCGGGCGGAACGTCCATGCCCATAGCGATTCGGCGGATGGCCTGATCGACCAGATCGGGGGCGTACTGGTCGAGGTCCTTGGAAAAGTCCAGAAAGTTGAACAGCCCGGTGGCCTCGTCCGGCACGGTGGCCACGATCGGCACGAACGAGCTGGCGCTGGACCGGTCGCGCACCGCGGTGACCATCGCGGTCATCAGCGCCTCGGTGAACTGATCCGGCGCGATCGTGGTCGGGTCGACCTCGGCGGCGAGTGCAGCCGCAGCCTGAAGAGAGCGCTGCGCGCTGGCCGGAACGATCAGCAGCCCGGCGCCGGCCAGCCGCGAGTCGACCTGGGCGGCGGTGCGCATGTCGAGCCCGACCAGGGTGCGCAGCGGAGAGAGCAGCGAGCGCACCGGAGAATCCGGCTCGTGCCAGATCTTGGGGTGCGGACGCCAGACGCGGATGAGCAGGATTGCGTCGACGTCGACGGTGATCGATTCTCCCGGCGCGCCGCCCAGGACCAGGGCGACCTTGCCTTCCTCAGGGAAGCTCAGCTCGGACGTCGACAGCGCGCGCCATTCGATGTCGTCGAGGTTGGTCCCTCCGTCGATCATCCCGACCGTTCCGCGCGGCTCGTCGATCGTCGTCGGGTCGAGGCTGGTCGAGGTGAGCAGCGAGGGCGGGACCAGCGCCGAGGGGATGCCCACGAGCCACCCCTCACCAGCCACGAGCAGACCGGCGGCCAGGCGGGTCACATACTGGCGGAGCTGCTTGGGGCTGTCCGCCAGCGCGACCAGGACGTCGGCGATGCGCTGATCGGTGACCTGTTCCGGGTCCTCAGTGGTGTCGTCGCTGAGGCGGCCCACATAGAACCGGGCCTGCCCGGCCCGGTTGGCGATCGTGTTGACGAGAAACTGAAGCTCGCCCACGAGGGAGTACATGTCCCAGGCGTCGGCCTGCCAGCCGGTGTCTCCGGCCGGGGAGGCGCTGCGGCCGCGCCCGACCTGGGTGCCGGGGTTGATCCGCGAACGGGTGAGCCGCTGGGCGCTGGCCAGTAGCGTCCCGTCGTCGGCGCGCCGGGCCGCCATCAGTCCTCGTCCTCGTCGTCGTCCAGAGCGCCGTCGTCGGCCACGTCTCCGAGCCGGGAGCCGATGTGCGCCGCGGCCTCGTTGAGGGCCAGCGCGGACGTCAGCAGGCGCCACCAGCGCGAGTCACCGGCTACCTCGTCGATCAGGGCCACGCCGCCGGCGATCCACAGCCCGATGCAGAACGGGCAGTCGAGTCCTGAAGTCAGCGGCCACCATGAGGGCGGCCGGCCGTGCTCGATCTGGTGAGAGCGCGCGTAGTCGATCAGCGGCTCCTTGATCCACCAGCGGCCCGGGATATCGTCGGCCACGACCAGCCGGGTAAGCCGCATGGTCGCCCCGAGGATACGAACCGTGCGTGAAATATCTGTCATGGGATCAGGGTAGACAAAACGAAAGGGCGCCGTCCGTAGACAGCGCCCTTTCGCCCCCGGGTCCCCAGCCGGTTACTTCCCGCTTGAGGCGGAAGTCGGTGTGTCGACAGGCGTCGACTCTTCATCATCGATGGTGCAGGAATCGGAATCCGACCCCCCGTTCTGCGAGCCGGTGCTCGCATCCGACCCCGTGGAGTCGTCGGTACCGCACCCGGAGTCGTCGGACGACTCGTCGGTGGGGTCATCGGCGTTAGCGCGCGGGTCGGCACTCGGGTCGGCGCTCGGGTCATCTGTTCCGGTGCTCGTCGCGGCCAGCGGAGCGACGGCAGCGGGGTCCGACGCGCTGGCGCTGGGACCGGCCGCAGAGCTGGGGTCCGCGGTGACGGTCTTGGTCACGGTCACCGTCACGGTGACCGGAGCCGCCGCCTCGGGAGCCGAGGCAGAGTCAGTCGGAATACCGGCACCCGGAGCGCTCGTCGGCGCGTTCGTGGGAACGTCGCTGGGCGAGCTGGAAGGCTGCGCGTAGTCCGTAGGCGCGACCTCGCCTTCGCCGGGGGCCGCCGTGTCGGTTCCGGTGGTGTCCGTGCTGGGGTCGCTGCTCTGGTCCGAGCACGTGCTCGACGCCGAGGGCGAGGACGTCCGATGCGCGGCCGCGAGGGCGCCCTCACCGGAGGTGTTCGTGATCGCGTGGGCCACGCCAGGGATGATCAGCGCTGCCGCCGAGACGCTCAGGATGCCGAGATGCTTGACCTTCATACTGCCCCTATCTTGTCTGTCGTTGTGTCACAACGTAAGACAGCCTACAGGGTGCCTCCGCACGGGGGCACAATCCTCCGTACGCGGCCCGGCACACCTCGCACAGCGCCTCTCCGGTTAGCGGCCGGGACAGCGGCGCGGGGGCGGTGCTCTGGCTCATCGGCTCGACGCGGACGAGGTGTACGTGCGGCAGGCGTCGCGGGCCGTGGCGTACGCCTGCGCAACCGTGGTGGCGCTGGAAATGTGCTCGCTCAGCGGTCCGGCCTGCTCGTTGATCGCGGCCATGTCCGAGCGGGCCACCGCGTCGAACATCTTCCCGGTGAGCCCGAGGTACGTGGCGTAGGACTGGCCCATGGCGTCGGCCTTGGTTAGGGCGTCGGCGCACGCCGCAGGCAGCGCGCGGTCCGGGGCGGGAGCGGTGACGGTGGTCGTGACGGTAGGCGCGGAAGATTCGGTGCCGCTGCAGGCGGTGGTCAGCCCGAGCAGCGCGCCGAGCGCGGCGGTGGCGGCGGCGAAGCGGAGGGTGGTGGGGCGGCCCATGGTGTTCTCCTCTGGTGTGGTGGTGCGGTGTGGTGTGGTGTGGTGTCAGTTGATTGTGGCGGAGAGGACGCGCTGCGCGGCAGTAGCGCGCACAGCGTAGACGTCGCTGTCTTCGCTGTAGGTGATCGTGAGCGCAAACGTGCTCGGGTCGGTGTCGGGATGGTTCAGGACCAGGCGGGTCAGGCGGGTTATCGCCCCGATCAGCGGGTCTGCGCGGCCGGGCAGCGGGGTGCGGTCTTCTCCGAGGATGAGCAGTTCTGCAGTCTTCACGGTTCATACTCCTGATCTGCGGCGAGGGCGTCGGCGAGCTGGCCCTCGGTGAGGTTGTCGTACAGGTCTTGCTGGGACGTGGTGTGCACGGGGCAGTAGGTTCCCCCAGAGCACCGGCACGCGCACCGAGCGCACAGCTCGGAGGGCGACGGGATATGCGGGTAGTCCGAGACGTAGAACACCCCGGAGGTGAACCGGCCGCAGCGCTCGCAGCGGGTCGGCGTGCTCACAACACGACCTGGTAGTCGTCGACAACGGCGCGCAGCGCGGGCGGAAAGTCCTCGAAGTTCTCCACGAACACGCTGTTGCGTGTGGGGGTGCCGTCCTCCCCGACCACTGCGCACAGCAGGCGGGCACTGCGCAGCCGGCCGGCGTCGAGAGTCCAAGTGAGCTTGATCGTCAGCTCCAGCGGCGCCAGCAGCACGCCGTCGCGGACGAACTGCGCGGCATCGATGACAGAGGCAGTCGCCGTGCCGGAGATCCGGCGCTCTTCCAGGTCGAGGACGGTCATCGCTCCGAGTCCTCCAGCTTCACGGACTGGATAGTCTCCAGGGCCCAAGACGGCATTTGGCTGGAATCCCAGCTGTGGAGGGTCACCTGACGGGCTCCCAGCGAACCGCCCTTGAGGATGGCCGGACCGGTGAGCACACCGCGGCGGTGAATGGCGCGATCACGACCGACGATGACGGTCACGAAGAAATTAGTGGGCTGAAACAGTCGGCCCCGGTACTCAAGCGGTTCGGCGTCAGTGATCTCGAAGCTGACGGTTCGTTCGGTCGTCTCGAACAGGCGGGTGATGTTCACCGGGGACTCTCTTTCGTTGACGGGACGTTCGTTCTCTCACGTGGTGGGCCACCAGCTCCGGTCGCTCTCGATGCGGTGCCGGTGGCGCTCGTGGGGCGGCGGGACTCGAACCCGCTCTGTCTGCCAGCGCCCCTGTTGTGCGTGCTCAGATCACGAGGCCATCTCCTGCCGGGCCGCGATGACGCGGCGGTCCAGGCGGCGCAGCTCGGACAGCACGACCGCGAAGCATCGGTGCGTACCGATGAGTAGCTCGGCGGTGTCCAGGGTGGCGAACGTGGCCACGATGGTCGAGGTGGACTTCCCGTCCTTGCGGGTGATCTCCTCGTTGCGCCGGATGAGTTCGTACGAGGCCGCGTCGCGGGCGATGCGCCAGGCGTACTGCCCGCCATCGAAGTCAAACCAGCGCAGCTTGGTGCGCCGGTAATCCCTGGCTAGATCGACGAGGGATGTCATGTCTGGTCAGCTCCCAACAGTTTGAATGTGTTCCCTTTGTGTGCTCTGATCGTAGCACAGCTCACTCTGTGGATTCAAGGCCCGTGACCTGGCATTTCTCACCTGTGACCAGACCGCCAGGACCAGACATACGGCGGCCGCCGCCCACAAGATCACGCGGTGCTGCGCCGAGGCGGACCACACAATCGCCTCGACGAGCACCTGGTCCGGGCTCATGACCCGCCGCTGAGGGTGACTCCGCTGACGGCCCAGCTGCCGCCGGAGGCGTCGTTGATCTTGACCATCTCGACCACGGCCAGCTGCCCCGTCGAGAGCGTCATCGACAGGCTGGCGCGCTCGCCCACCGTCGAGGCCGAGCCGGCTCCGGTCAGGTCGGCCGTGGGCACCGCGGTCGGGTCGGCGCTGCCCAGATCGACACGGAACCCGGGGCTGGCCAGCGGGACCAGCCTGGCGCGCCACGCGGCGGCCTGATCGAGTCCGTGGCCGGCCCCGTCGAGCCAGCGGCGCATGAACTCCTGCGCCACGGCCGATGGGTCGGTGCGGTCGGGGTCCGTGGTGGGTGCCCACGTCGGGGCGACCGTGTGGCCATGCGTATCGGTGGTCTGCCCGTCCTGCGGCCCGCGTGGCATCCCAAGCGGGTCGCCGGTAGCCACGACGTGCGGGTCGCGCGGGGCTACCGTGGCCGTGATCATCGGCGGCTGTGCGTCCTTGCCCTTCCAGATCAGGCCCAGGCCCGCGGTCACCCACAGGCTCTGCCCGATCACGACGAGGAGAGTCAGGGCCACGACCGCGACGATTCCGGTCGTGATGAACCGCCGCGGGCTGTCCATCACCCATTCGCGCCAGGCCCGAATCCTCCGGGTCAGCTTGTCCTTCTTGATCTTCACTGGACTTCCTTTCGCTCAGCGGGACGGGGCGGTTCGAGGGCGCGGCGGTCGGGCACGGAGGCCGAGGCGGGCCGGTACGGGGCGTTGACTCCTCCCCCGCCGTGGTGGACGGCAGCCGAAGCCGGTACGCGGCCCGCAGGGGACCCTCCGCGGCCAGAGAACGCGGCCCCAGCTCCGGAGCTAGCGGCGGCGCCCGCCAGGCTTCCGGTGCTCTGGGTCTGCGACGGTGCGACCCGCCCGCCCGGAAGCGCCCGGCTGGCCGCCTGGTGGGTGACCGAGGACCGCACCAGGGTCCCGGCGATGACCGTGCCCGAGGCGACCGTGCCGACGCCGGGTGCGCCGGCTGCGCCGAACGCGAGCGCGGCCTGGCGCGTGACCATCGGCAGCTCGGCGGCCGCGCCCACGGTGTGGACGTTCGTCGCGTAGACCACGGGGCGCGCCGTGGGCCCGGCGCTGAGCGCTGGGGCGGCCGTGCGGCTGGGCTGTACGGTCCCCCCAGCGCTGCGCTTGCCGCCGGCTGCGCCAGCGGTGCGCGCGGGCGGCCGCTCGCCGGGCGGCACCTCAAACACCGGCTTCTCGTGCGGGCCACCCCGGCCGCCCCCCCGACCACCGCTGCGCTTGAACTTGCGCGACCCGATCCGGCTCCACGGTCCGCCGGTCAGTCCGAGGCGACCGAGCACGGAGCGCAGCGCGATTCCGGCCATGATCAGCGCGATTGCCCGGATGAGCGGGTTCCACCCGTTGTCCGGGGACATGATTCCGCCCACGGCGCCCACCAGGAAGATGTTGAACACGAACGCGAACGCCACGGCCTGGACGAGCGCCTGGACGACCCAAGTGAGCAGCTCCAGGGCCGTTCCAGTCCAGCGCGGCACCTGCGCGATCAGCGCGACGGCCGGAGCCATGGAGAATCCGACGCGGACGACGACCATCGCCCAGACCAGGCGCACCAGGGCGTAGGTCAGAAACCAGGTCGCGGCGATGGCGATGACCAGGGTCAGGATCGCGTTCCACATCTGGTCATCGGAGTGATTGCCGGCTACCGAGTCGTACGCCTGCGGGTACTTGTCCTGAATCTTCTTGGCGACGGCCTTGTACTCGTTCTTCTTGTCGTCGATCACCTTCGCGGCCGTGTCCGGGTGGGCGTCGATGGCCGCCTGCTCCGCCCGGGTCAGCGCGCCGGCCTTGAACAGCGCCGGTCCGAACTCCTTGGCCGCCTCGGCGTTGTTCCCGAACGTCATGGCAGCCCAGGAGGGGTAGAGCACGCTGTCGACCAGGTTGGCCCCGATGATGTCGGCGGCGTCACCGCTCGTGGTCGAGGTGCGGCTGATGTTCTGCGCCGACTGCCCGCCCGCCTTGAATGCGCCGACGAGCGCGGTGTCGACGGTACTGGCGAACAGCCCGACGTAGAGCAGGCACGCGGCGGCCGCGGCGAGGATCGTCAGGGCCTTGACGGCGGCGCTCGTCTCTCCGGCCACATCGCCGCGGCGCGAGCGGGACAGGATGACCAGCGCGGTCACTCCGAGCGAGAGCGTGAGCAAGGGCCAGAACAGGCCCGAACCCACGATCTGCATCGCCTTCTCTTGGATCGGGTCGAACAGCTTGCCGAACGTCGAGTCGGTGACGACCCGGGTCATCTTCACGGTCACCGCGATGACCACGGCCGACAGGGTGGTGGCGATGTTCGCCTTGGCGTTATCCGGGTCGAACAGCCGCGTCATATCGATGCACCCGGGGTCGAAGACGTACACCGAATACCCTCCGTAGCCGTACACCTCATACAGCGAAACGCCAGACTTCTTGTCGAACGGGTCACCATTGCCCGGCTTGGCCGGCCCGGAGTCGATGAGCGCGGTGGCTCCGGAGTTGGGGCTCTCTGGGGCGGGAGGGCGCAGGCAGTCGGTTCCGGTCGGGATCGCCGGCAGCGTGGAGATCTGCGCGGCCGCGGCTGGCGAGCTAGACACCGTAGCGGCCGCTCCGGAGCCGCCCATGATAAGGACGAGCAGAGCTAGCAGCGCCATGAGACGGAAACTAGGCTGGCGCCGGTTCACTGGTCCTCACCCCCGGCGGAGCGCTCGCGGCGCTGGCGCCCGGCGGCGCGCAGCAGCGCGGACAGGTCGTTGCCCTGGCGGCGGCGCGCTTCCTTGATCGCCGAGGCCGCTGCGCGCCGGGACAGGATGCTGCGGCGCTCGTCCTTGGGTAGTCGGTGGCTAGTCATGGTTCGAACTCCTTTCGGGTCACATGCGCAGGCCCCCGCCGGAGGCGAGGGCGCTGGCTTGGGTGTGGATGTTGTGGTCACTCGGCGTAGAGGTCGCTTCGGGTGATGGTCATGTCGTCTGCTCCTGTCGGGTGGTGTCTTTCAATCTGTAAGACAGCCTACGCCTGGCGGCGGCGGGTGTCCAGGACTTGTGTGGAGTTTTGTAGCACATCACTGCGCACCGGCCATGACCAGGGAGTAGACGTCCTCGGTGTCTTCGCGGTCCTTGTCCGGGTTGGTGTCCAGAGCCTCGATCAGGCGCGGGTCCCACCAATCCATGTCCACGCGGGCCTTGCGCACCCGCCCGGCCCAGTCGCGCACGAGAAACTCACCGGTTTCGAGTGCCTGGACGGCCTTGTGATAACCGGAGTCGTCGGGCAGGCGCAGCAGCGGCAGCGCGGCGTGAGCCGTGCTCTCGTCCTTCATGCGGCCGATGAACGCCGCTCCCGCGAGGTTGCTGATCTGCGGGTCCAGAGCCATCAGCGTGGCCGGATTCTGGAAGACCAGGCCCACGGCGGCGTTCCACTTGCGCGAGTCGAACGAGGACCGCACCGCGAACGTGGAGAAGCTCCCAGCGCCACCAGTGGAGATACCCAACTCGTCGAGCATCACGGTCTTGGGCCGCTTGTCCGCGTAGACCACCCGCATCGCCAGCCGGGCGCCGAGGTTGAGGATCGGCACCGAGGCGAGCTGGGCGCGGGTCCAGTGCGCGCGGTTGGGCTGGTCGGCCGGCGGCAGCATCAGCCCTTCCATCGTGATGATGGTCAGCGTGGCCGAGTCGAGTAGCGCGGTGAGCTTGTCGTCGTCCATGTCGCGCTCGGTGTCGGGGAAGATCAACGCTCCGTCCTTGAGCTGGGAGCGGGCGTAGAGCGCCTCGGCGATGCCGCGGCCCACGTCCCCGCCGTGGTTGGCGAGGCGATCGACGACGGCCCAGGGGTTGGTGCCGTAGCCGCCGCCGACCTTGGTCACCGCGTCCTCGATCGTGCGCTGGACGATCCCGGCGTGGTCGTTGGCCACCATTCCCAGGGGGAGTAGGTCGCGGAAAGCGTCGATGCACAGCTCCATCCGCTCTGCGGCCGCCTCGTGCAGCGCGGCCCGGTAGTCCTCCGGGGTCAGGTAGTCCTCGCGCAGCGGCTCGGGTACGAGCAGGTGCGGCACGAGCACGCCCTTGTGCCCTCCGGTCAAGGACAGGTGCCGGGCGTCGGAGCGCAGGTGCGGCAGTTCGGTCAGCCGCGCCCAGGGGCCGGAAGGGTCGAACCCGACCGTGCGAATTCCGGCGAACGCGCTGAACGCGGCCAGCCCGCCGGCCAGGTTCGACTTGCCGGCGCCGGGGTCGGCACCGATCAGCATCATGTTCGACTTGTTGGCGCGCGTGCCGCCGTGCAGGTCCATGACCAGGACGTCGGCCGAGGCGGCCATGCGTCCCACGAGGAATCCGGTCACATCCCCGGCCTGGCTCGTGGCGTTCGGTACACCAGCAGCGAGGAATTCGGTGGGCATCTGGGTGATGTGCCCGGTCAGCAGCGCTGGCTCGCCGGGGGTGAAGGCCCGGTAGTTCGCGTACTGGCCGAAGTCGTGCGTGAGCGTGATGCCCTGGTCCGAGGCGGCCTGGCTGGTCAGGCGCGCCGCGTCGCGGCAGACCGTCTCCTCGTCCGGCCCGGTGACCGCGAGCATGATGACTCCGCGTACCCGGGCAGCCTGGTGCGCCGGGGCGTTGGTCACCTCATCCTCGACGAGCGCGGCGCGGTCGATGCCGCGGAGCACCTGCGCGGGCGGGGTGTCGCCGTGCTCGATGTGGTGCTCGGAGATGTTGCGGGCCCGGCGCCGGATCAGTTCGGCCGCGCCGGTCAGTGAACGCCCGTCGATCACGTCCATGATCGCGACGTACTCCACGGCCTGGTCGAGCGTCTGGGTCCAGGACAAGAACGGCATCAGGTCCGGCTCGTCGGCGTCGCGGTCCTCGATCCGCTCGGCGTGGAGCACGGCCACGTGGGCGTCATAGACGGTGTTGCCGCGCAGCGTGCGCACGCGCGTCGTCAGCCCGTAGGGGCGCTTGGTGGCCACGACCGGAGAGGTGAACGCCTCCAGCTCCTCGGCCTCGGTGGTGTTCTCGTCGCCGGACGTGGCGCCGATGAGGTCGGCCGGAACCGGGGCGCCCATGCCCAGGCTGGCGTGGGTGAGCCAGCGCAGATCTGATCCGCGCAGCGGCGACGCCTCGAACCCGGGGCGGGCCATGATCTCAGTGATGTCGCGCATCTCCTGACGCATCCGATCCAACACGCCGTCCTTGTCGTTGGCCAGCGCACCAGTAGACAGCAGATCCGCCAGCCGGTCGGCCACCGGGATCTTCCCCTCCCCAGTCAGCACCCGCACGCCGAGCACCGACACCTGGCGGCGGGCCTGATTGCCCAGGATGTACAGCTGGGCGGCGTCGACCATGTCGGGGAAGGTCATCGCCTCTGGGTCGTCGGGGACCAGCGGGGCGGGGTAGCGCTCGTACAACCCGCGCGCGAAGCGGCGGTGCGGGAACGGGGAGCTGGTGCCGCGCAGCCAGATCCGCTTGCCGATCAGATCGGCCCAACGGTGCGTCTGCGCGGTGACGATCAGCGAGCGGGACGCCTGGTCCCGCATGGGCCAGTCGACGCCGCCGAGGCGGTAGAACGCCCACAGGGAGTCCTCGGTCAGCGCCAGGTGCTTGTGCGTGTGCAGAATCGCCAGCGCCCCGTCAGTGCGGGCAGGGGCTTCCTGTTCCGGCAGCGGCGGGGCGGTTTCGGGGTCGTCACGGTGACGCCTGAACAGGTTCATCGCGCGGATTCCTTTCGTGTGCGGTGCGGTGCGGTGCGGTGTGTGGATGACGTGGCCGGCCTAGGCCGCCGGCGGCGGTGGCGGGGTGGCGGCCCATGGCGGGGAGAGCACGACCTCCTCGTCTGCCTCCTCGCGCGGGTCGTGTAGCTCGGCCATGAGCAGCGCCGCGTGGTGCCGCAGCGGCCGCGTAGGAGTGATGAGCTTGCCCACGCCGCGCACGAGGAGCACAGTGACCACCGTCGTGATCAGAAGCGTGAGCAGCGACCAGACCAGCAGCGCGGCCGTGGAGCCGACCATGGCCGAGATGATCGGCTGAGGCAGCAGCGCGCCGACGACGAACGAGACCGGGCCCCACGCCAGAACGCCCATGATCCAGGCGGCGCCGCGGGCGGGTACCGGCATGGGCATGTTGACCGGGCCGAGCCACTTGAATTCGAGGCGGTTGGCCAGGTCGTCGGTAGCGACGATGCGGGTCACGGCTTGATGAAGAATCCGGTGGTGCCGTTGATGATGGCCAGCGCGATTCCGCTGACCAGCGCGACGCCGAGGATGAACAGGCCGATGAACGTGACGCCGACCTGGCTCGCGGCCTTCTTCATGTCGCCCTTGGACGAGCGTGACAGGATCGCGATTCCGGTGATGGCGGTGAGGATGATCGCGATGAACGCGATGAATCCGGTGATGGCAGCGACGTTGACCCACGCTGGGGCTTGGGGAGACATGCGGTGTCCTTCCGTGTAGGTGATGGTGCGGAAGCGGCCCCGCCGCCGGGGCGGGGGGCCGCACTCCCGGAGGTCCGGGACGTTTGGAGTTGTGGGTATTCAGCCGTACAGCTCGACGGCCTCAGCGAAGGCCGCGTCGACCAGCTCTGGGCTGAACGGGATGCGCAGCAGCTCGCAGGCGTCACGGACGATGGCGCGGGCCACGTCGCCGTTGTAGTCGGCGAGCAGGTCCTCGATGTCGCGGTACTCGCAGTTGCGCGAGACGTCGTTGAGGGCGATGGCCAGAGTCTCGACCTGTGCGGCGGTGTTCATGTGATCCTCCTCGGTGGTGTGCTTTGATTGTAGCACAGTCCGCGCGGACGATGTGTAGCTAATCGCCCAGCGGTCGCTGCCGGCTACTCGCTGCGCTTTCCCTCGATACTCGCGCCGTCCCGGTAGACCGGAGTGCTCGTGTGCCCGTTCTTCTCACAGCGCTTGGCCAGGGCCCGCTTGGCCCGGCTCAGCGGGAACCCGCGGTCCTTGGGGCGCACGGCCTCGGTGTCGCCGCACTCCTCACAGATCATCATCGGGGCGCTCATGCGGCGCTCCACGTGACCTCGACGTCGCACCGCGCCTGCGAGCCACCGACCCTGCGGATGCTGACGGACACCGGCTCGATCGAGAGGAAGCGCAGTCCCTCGTCCTCGGCCTGCCGCAGGGCCTTACTCTCGGTGCTGGAGATCAGCAGATCCAGCGGATCGACCGCGAACCGGAAGAACTGCGACGAGGCTGAACACCGGACCACCAGCGGACGGATCGTCAGGTGCTCGACGTCGAGCCCGGACGTATCCTCACGCATGTAGACCAGGTCGATGTTCTGGTCAGCGTCGAACCTGCGAATGCCGGTCATGCGGCGCGCTCCTTTCTCGTGGCTCGATTCTGGAGGTGTTCGCGCGAGGCGAGCGCGATGAACCGCTGCGCGGCCTCGTGCCGGCCGGCGCGCTCCAGGCGTCGGTGGATGGACAGGGCCTTGATCCCCTCGTCGCGGACGACGAACTCGGCCCCGAACAAGTGCAGGCGCCATTCGACGTAGTCGGCCCATTCCTCGCGTTCGGCGTGGGCAGCCCGCTGCGCGGCTAGTACTCCGTCGGCGCTCATGGCAGCACCCCATCGTCGAACACCTCGGCCAGAGTGTCGGGGTAGGTGTGCTGATCGACGACGCCGTAGAGGTGGTGGAGCGCGTAGCTCATCGGGTCACCCCGTCGCGCTCCAGGAGGCCGTGCTCAGTGAGGTGCCACCCTGCAGGCGGCTTTCCGCCCTGAAGTTTCGCGCCTCGGAGGTCCGCGTACTGGAGGTACGCACCCTGGAGGTTCGCGTACTGGAGGTTCGCGCCCTGGAGGTTCGCGTACCGGAGGTCCGCGTCCGAGAGGTCCGGCCCCTTGCCGTGCTCGCGGAGGAATCGCTCCCCGTCGATCAGCGCAACAGTTGCGACCTCGGCGCCGATGCGCAGCTTCCCGGCGGGCTCGTCTCGGCCGACGACATCGGCCTCCCGGTAGGCGACGAGAAGGAGCGTGCGGGCGGGGATGCCCCCGGACGCCATTCCGCGCCACGTCGTGGCAACACATAGCCCGTCGCCGGGGACCTTGGGGCAGGCTTTACGGTTGTCGGCGACGAGGTGATCGTTCGAAACGTTCACGCCGCCGGGCATTGCCCAACGGAAGTTGCGTGTCGTGGTCAGGTCCGGATGGACCGACTTGAGGCCCCACGAATCGAACCCCTCGGGGAGTGTGGAGCCGGTCGTCTCGACGATGACGTCGAGGAGGTTGACGTACTCGCGCTCGCCGCTCATCGGGTCACCTCGTACGCGGCGCAGGGGCAGTCGTCGCCGCGGCCGGGGCGCCACGCCGCGACGCCCTCGGACCAGAGCGTCTCGGCCGCCGCGCGAAAGGCCGGCTCGTTGAGGTCGTCGTGGCCAGACATGGGGCCGGCAATGTAGACCCTCACAGCTCCTCCCACGCCTCGTCCTCGTACCCGAATTCGGGGCCCTCTCCGAGCCACGTTCGCCTGACGAGAGCGAGAATCTCCAGAGCATCTGAGTAGTCGACGTCCTCGATTGGTGATCCGTTCAGCCAGTACTCGGCGTGATCGGCGTCGACAAACCACGCGATGCGCGTGGGTGACGGGTATCGCGAGCAGTCGGGGTGTACCCTCCACACGATCCCCTCGACGGTGAACCCGTCCTTGTCGCGAGTGAGCCGGTAGGAATCGTCCGGGCCGAAATACTCCTGGACGAACGTGGCGGTGGTGATCATGTTGCCCTCCTAAATGTGTGCTCTGATCGTAGCACAACTCGCCTGGAGGATTCAAGCGCTGTGAGCAGGGAGGTTATCGGGCCCAGGGCGATCGGTTGCCCGGTTCTCCGGCGCGGCGCGGCGGTCCGTAGCTGGGCACGACGGGCGGCGGAGCGACGATCCGGCCCGACCACGAGGGGGCTCCTGTGGTCACCGGGCGGCGCGGCGCGGCTGCCGACCACACCTGCGAGGCTGCGTCGGGGCGGTTCACGTGAGTCGTCGGTACGGTCAGCGCGCCGGGCGGAGAGGCACCGTAGTACAGGAGAGCCTGGGCCAGCGCGTCGGCCTGATCGTCGTTGGCCCCGTTGGGCGCCTCGCGCAGCTCGTCGAGCAGACCGTGTACCCACGCGCAGCCCGGCTGGGCCGGGTGCGGCAGCAGCACCTCGCCGCGCTCGACGTCTGGGGTTACTGCCCGGTAGCGGCTCTCTTTGGACCCGCGGGCGCGCCAGGGGCGCAGACCCGGGATCTCGTCCTTCAGAGAGTCGATGATGGCCGGCCCGTTGGCGCTGTCCTCGACCAGGCGCGTCGACACGAACCGCCCGCCCAGCCCCTCGGGGCGACCCCAGCGGCGCATGACCGCGATGGCCTCGGTGTAGGACCAGCGCCCGCGCGCCTGGTCGATCAGCACCTTCACCGGGCCGAGGCGCACCCAGCGCTGGGCCACGACGTAGTCGCTGTCGGCGCCGCCCTTGAAACTCGTATCCCAGGAATCGACCCACTCCCCGCGCGCGAGCTGGTCCGGAGTCAGCAGTACCGCGCCGTGCTCGTCGGCCAGCGCCGGGTCGAAGGTCCAGAACCGGAACGCGCCCACGTCGAAGATCGCCCCGCCCGGCGGCGCGGGAGACTGTTGGTACAGCGCCGACCAGACGTACTCGCCCACCGCCGCGCGGATGCTGCCCCAGCGGGCGCCGGCCTGCTCCGGGCTCTCGTCCATCAGCGGAGAGAGCAGCGGCTCGCCCGGCGCGCGGCCCAGCGCGTCGTCGGACGTGGCCAGCGCGGGAAAGACGATCTGCTCCCAGGCGCCCGGGTCGCCGTCATACTCCGGAGAGAGCAGGCGCCCGATCAGGTCGTCGGCGTGCCAGCGCGTCGCAGTGACCACGACGAGGGCGGGGTGCTCCAGGCGGGTGTAGGCGTTGGCGATCCACCAGTCCCAGATCGAGTCGCGGAACAGTTGGCTGTGGCTGGTAGCGAAGTCCTTGTGGGGGTCGTCGACGAGCAGGACCTTGAACCCGAGGCCGGTGATCGACTGTCCCGGAAGCGAACGCGACACCACGCCTCCCCGCGACGTGGTCTGCCATTCGCTGACCGCGCCTGCGTCGCGCGCGATGGCCAGCCCACCCAGCTCGGTGCCGCGCTCCTCGACCCAGCGGCGCACCTGGCGGCCCCAGCTCGTGGCCAGGCTAGGAGAGTGCGAAATCAGGCCGATGCGCCAGTCGGGGTGGCGGTGCAGCAGCCACAGCGGCAGGTAGATGCTGGAGAGGTAACTCTTTCCCATCCGCGGCGGCATGGAGACGATCAAGAACCGGCTGCGGCCGCCCTCGACGTCGGCTGCGGCCGCGGCCAGGCGGTTCGAGAGGTAGGACAGGTGCGGCACGACCCGGAACCCCTCGTCTAGCGCGAGCGCCTGGGCCAGCGGAGTGCTGGGCACGCTACCCGGACCGCGCGGAGACGCTGCGGCCAGCGCAGCCACGATGTGCTCGGGCAGACCGTCTACCAGATCGGCCAGCGTCGCGTCGTCCAGCCCGGCCAGCAGCGCGGCTAGCTGGGCGTCGATCACTGGTCCTCCAGCTCGGCGTCCAGCTCATCCGGCGGCGGAGCACCGTCGCGCAGGATCAGCAGACGCGCCACCAGGACGGCGTGGGCCTCCTCGGCCGAAAGCCCGTCTGTGCGGCGCACCACCCCAGCTCGGTCCAGGATGCTGTTCGCCGCGCGCAGCCGGTCGGCGGAGTTGTCGGCGGCGTTCATCTCCCGGGCCAGCGTGGCGATCGCCGGGTCGACTAGCTCGGCCAGGCGCAGCGCGGCCGCGCGCTTCACGGCCGGAGCGCTGCCTCCGTGCAGCCGGCAGACCACCGCGCCTCGGATGGCCGGCATCCCGCACTGGGTGCCGTTGCGACCGTGCGCCTTGCAGCGCACCGCCCCGTTGCTCGTGAACTGCTCCATGTCCTCGCGCCGCATGCCGAGCCCCTTTCTTCGCACTATCTACCTGGTCAGAGAGTACATAGGGTCGCCTGGACACGTAGGGTGTCAGGCCGCGGCCTGGGTCCGGGCCTCCGGGTCATAATCGGCCAGCGCGGCGGCCAGCCTGGACTTTATCCCCGACCAGTACACCTGGGTCGTGTTAGGGGTGAACCCCACCTCGTCCGCTATGTCGGAATAGTCCGCTTCGTCCAGAACGCGGCGGCGGGCGATGTGGCGGTGG